TCGGTGAGGAGGAACTTCTTTCCGAAGTCGCGGTTCGTCTCCCGCGACCCCTCGTCGATCTGTACGATCTCGGCCTTGCGCATGAGATCACGCAGCCCCTGCCGCGATCACCTGCGGATCGGCAGATTCCCACTGTATGGTGAAGGTGCGCGGGCGCAGGGTGCGCGAGGCGTTGGGCAGCGGTGGGTAGTTGCGCAGCACGCCGTTGATCATCGTGTACTTCATGAACACCGAGGGAAGCACGATAACGGCCTGCGCGAAGAACACGTCTTTCGTCTCCTTCATCGCGCGGTACCACTCGTCGAAGAAGGGAAGGGACGGGCTGTTCGCCATCAGAACGTAGTTCTGGGTGACGGCCGACGGAACGAATCCCGCCGCCAGCTTGCCGTCGAGGCCCATCATCGTCTCGGCCGCGTCGATCGCCTCGTTGGTGAAGATATCGTCCGCGGAGTAGCCCTGCAGAACCTGCGGCGCCGCGAACAGGTTGGTGACCGACATAGAGATCACCGAGTTGACAGACGTGATGCTACCAGCCATTGCCGTGTGACTCCCTTAGGAGGTTATTTGCTGCGGGTGTAGTTACGGTCCTCGGCTATCAACCGAGGACCGTGTCGCCAGGATCGGTCAAGTCAATTCAATGGACGCCAAGACTATCCTCTGAACCGATTGCCCGTCCATATACCAGAAAGTGCAGGGCGGGGTGCCGCGGGCCTGCCGGACCTGCGGGCTGGCGTCGCGGACCTGCAGGTACCAGCCCTGCCTGTTCAGGATATCGTCGATCTTCACACCCGCCTGGCTGTTGACCTGCGCCGCCTGCGACTCGGACAAAGTGATGCCCGGCCTGATCGCGCCGAAGTTGACAGCGGCAAGGATCGGGTCGAGAAGGGCAGCCGAGATCAGCGAGTAGCCAGCCGTGTTGTACGGGATCGACTTCGCCGACTTGAGCAGGACCATCAGTGCCAGCTGGAAGGCGTTGTTCATCCAGATCTGGTTGATGTACGAGTCCATCCACAGGAACTCGCCCGAGATCTGCCCGTTGTATACCCAGATGAAGTCGTCGTTCGCGGTGGCATAGGCGCCGTAGTAGTTGTACCCGTTCTGCAGCAGGTTGTTCGCGCTGGTCGCATCGGTGACCGTCGGGAACAGGCCGGACTGGATGCGGAAGGCGAAGGTCGTGCGGCCGTTGAACTGCTCGAAGTTGATGGAGGCGGCAGCACCGCAGATGAAGGCCGCGTAGTTCGCGGTGACGGGAACGGCGTCACCCGCACCGTTGCTGGCCCCGACCCCCTGACCGAACAGGAAGGTGCCCGACGAGTTCGACTGATTGAGCAGCCAGCCGAGGGAGGCGACGTCGGGATTGGTCCCTGTCGGGCCCTCGTCCGGATCCCAGCACACGTAGGCATAGCGATTGTTGGACTCAGCGGTCCACTGCGCGAACAGCAGCTTCTGGGTGTTGAAGCCGGAGGCGCTGTCAGGGTCGAAGGCCGTCATGAAGGTCGCCCAGTTCTGGGTGACGTCGGTTATCGCGTCCATGAACGTGCCGGGGATCGCCGGGTTGGCACCCTGGGACAGGACGGCGGCCTCGGCTTGCGTGAAGTTGATCGCTGCGGCGAGCGTCCCTGTCGCGAAGGTCACGGTCGAGGCGGCGCCCGACACACCCGAGGTCAGCAGGAAGGAGTTGCTGGTGCTGTCGTAGGTCACCGTCAGCGAGGTCGCCTTCAGGACAAGGGTCGTGCTCGACACCGTGCCCGAGGGTGCGACGATGTAGGTGCCGGTGCCGCCGGTTCCCGACAGGCCGGCCGTGATGATGGTGCCGGCCGTCACACCGCCGCCGCCGGTCCCGGTCACCGTCTGCCCGGTGTCGACGAAGCCCGAGGCGACAGACGCGACCGTCAGGATGCCGAAGGTCAGGGTCATCGCGGTCGCGGCGACGGTCTGCGAGATCGACACAGCGTAGGTGCCGGCCGCCCCGTCAACACCCGACAGCTGCCCGGTGATGCGCGTGCCTGCGGCGACGCCTGAACCGCCGACCGATCCGCCGACGCGCAGGGTGCCGGTGACGGTCGTCGCCGTCAGGATGTTGCCGTCGATGTACCCGTTGAGGGATGCGGTGCCCGGGCCGATGGAACCCGTGACAGTCGCCGCAGTCGGCTCGGTGCCGACGAAGCCCGCCTGGATCAGGGCAGCAGCCGACGAGAACGAGGTCGCCGCGGCGAGGCTGATCGAGGCCGACGTGCGCAGGTATCCGTCGACCGTCAGGATCAGGGTACCGGACAGGAGCTGCAGCTGCTGCAGGGTGATGCCCGAGATCGTGCCGCCGCGCAGGTAGGCGGGGACGGCGGTAGGATTGAACTGCGTGAAGAACAGCTGCGCCGGCTTGATCGAGCTGTTCTCGAAGCCGTTGAAGTAGTTGTCGGCGAGGTCCGCCTCCTGGGAGGAACCGCCGAAGTAGTCGGAGACGTCGTCCGCGGTCGCGAACGGCTGGACGGCCCCGACAGGAACCCGGGTGGAGTGGGTGAGGATCACCCCGTTGATGTCAAGCGCCCTGCCGCCCGCGGGCAGCACGGCCGGGTTGACCTGGACGATCTCACTTGCAGGAATCGTGGACATGGTGTGCGCTCTCCTCAGGGAAGGACGTCGGCCAGAACTGTGGTGACCTCCACCGTGTCGGCGAACTCCTGCGGGATGTCGGCCACCCTGAACTCAACGTCAAGGGAGGCGTCGACGATCCACCGCGTCTCGTACTGCGACTCGGCGTTGATGAATGGGATCTGCCTCGGATCGTCGGCGTCGATCGGCGAGATCGCCAGGTAGCCTGCGCGCTGGAAGAACAGCGCGCAGTAGTCGTCGCGTATCAGGGTCGACAGGCGTTGGGCGTTGCTGTAGGAGGTCGGACCGTGGACGTCCAGCTGGATCACGACCCGTGTCGACTTGTCGGCGTTCATGACACCCGCCGACAGGGTGCCGGATACGACCTGCGCGGGGGACACGCTGTAGTCGCCGACACCACCCGTCCCGCCAAGCGTCCCGGTGACGACCGTGCTGTCGTCGACGTCCACACCGAAGATGACAGAGCCGACGCTGATCGTCCCGAAGTCGACCTGGGTGATCGTCATCACGGTGCCGGCGATCGAGCCGACACAGCGGCAGTCAGCGTAGGTGATCACGTTGGTCGCCTGACGCTGCGCGAGGATCGGGGTCATGACGACAAAGTCAAGGGCAGCGGGTTCCGGCACCCTGTTGACCTGACCGACTATGCACTCCGTCCCTCCAGGCAGGACAGCGAGTATGAACGACCGCAGCGCTGTAAGCGCCGCGTCCTCATCGGGCGCCAGCGTGATGGTCATGCACTACCTGTCAGGACTGTTGCAGAATTGCAACATCTGTGGGGGAGGCTAGGGGCGGTTCAAGGGGTGGCGCGCTGTCATCACGCGGGGGCGCCGGAAAAACCTCCCAGCGATCCCCCACAGCGGCGGGAGCAGGCACGTCAGGGCGGTGTGCTACACCCCGATCGTCGCCGCGACGAAGCGGTGGGCCTCGCTCGGGCCTGCCGGGCGGTCAACCCACACGTCGAGCCACACGTCGCCGAGCAGCTGCGCGACGGTGCCGTCAGAGAACTCGATGCGCTCGGCTTGGGTGACCACGAAGTAGCGGTAGTCGTGCGAGTAGCTGGTCCAAGGCATCGAGAGCTTTACGATGACAGGGGTCGTCACTCGTGCCCCTTCTTCTTTTTGTGGACGCGGGGGTGGCTGGTGTGCGGCGGGGCAGCGGGTGCCTCACCGGTGCGCATCGAGTCGGTCTGCAGGATCGAGGTCTTGTCCTCGACCTCGTGCACGTGGCGTTCGTGCGCAGCCTCGGCCGTTGCCATGCGGCGGGTCAGGGCGTCGACCTGTGACACCAGCGCGTCCACAGCGGTGCCGATCGTCGAGATGCGAACCTCGAGTCGAGGTATCAGGTCGTCCAAGATCGGGGTGGGAGGCGGCGCGTTGCCGATGCCGGGGGTGTAGCTCTGCAAAGGTCGGATGGTGACCATCGCCTCACGCAGCTCCGCCACGTCACGCCGCATCTTGTTCAGTTCCGAGTCAAGGTCCATGTGCGCTCAGCCTCCATGATCACCCCTCCACCTCGTAGTCGACAGCACCTATCAGAATGCCTCGGTCGACAAGCGGCTTTGTGGCCACACCCGAGGCGCGTTCACCCGCGGCGACCCGCGCTGCTGCCTCACCCACGACCCGACCCGTCACGCGCAGGCCGGGCTGCTCCACCCGCATCATGCGCAGCATGAGGGTGACCTGCGACAGGGGCGGCGACTGCAGCCCGGCGATCGCCTCGCGCACCTGCCCGGCGACGTGCTCACCCAGCATGTTCCAGGCGGCCGAGGCGTCGCCACCGGTTGCCCTCATCGCCGCAGCCAGCACCCGCCCCCAATCACGCGAGTGCTGGGCGACCGTTGTCCGCATGAAGGGGCGGGGCGGGATGCCGGCCGCCGGTGCGCCGAACTCCTGGATCGCGGCGACCATGGCGACCGACGTCCCGTCAGGGTAGGTAGCACCCGACAGGAAGCCCACCTTGAGCTCGCGCTTCTCGACGGACTTCGCCAGCTTCGCCAGATACACGCCGAGCTTCCTGCCCCCTGTAACGGTGCCGGCCATCCCCCAGTCAAACCTCTGGTGTCCGCTCGGAGATCTCGCGCCGCAAGGCCTCCGCCGATTGCTCCAGCTTGCGCAGGGTCTCCAGACCGGCCTCGGTGCTGTCGGTGCCTGCCACCACGTTGAGGGCCAGCAATGCGTCCAACGCGACCAACCGCTCCTGCATCTCTTGGGTCAGCTTGGCGTTGACCAACGTGAACTTGGAGTTCACAAGGGTGTGGATCACGACCAGCTGCTTCTGCACCTCGCCCGCCGACTTCTCGGTCTGCACCTGCAACGCCGCGACCCTCGACGCGACCTCATCCTGCCGCTTGTAGTCGCGCGCTTCCTTCGCCTTCAGCTGCCGGTTGTGCAGGACAGAGAGAAAGATCGGCGACAGGAATCCAGAGGCCGCCGCGATCAGCGCCAGGTACACGACGCTGTCGGACTCGGTCATCAGTTGCGCCTTCCGTGCTTGTCGTGGTAGTGCTTCCAGCGCTCGCCCGCATCGCTCTCGAACAGGCGCGGCTGGCAGCAGGAGAAGTCGGGGCAGCACTCGTTGTCGACCGAGTTGTGATACGGGTAACCCTCGGCCCAGCGCAGGGTCTGCACACGCACCCGCTCGGCGTAGTCGGCGCGATCGATGTGAACCGCGATGATCTTGATCATGGATCCACGCACTCGTTCGGAGACGGCGCGTCGGTCGCCGATCGATCATGCGCGTTCGCCTCGCGGAGATCGCACAAAAGATCGCCTGTTGTGCCCATCTCCAAAAGGGGCTCACCGCGCCGCGCCAGGTACCTGTTCGCACCCGCGAGGACTGCCTTCTTGATGCGATCCTCGCGGTAGGCGCCGAGATCGACGATCTCAGCGGAGGGCAGATCGCAGCGCCTGTGGGTGCGGCAGATCTCAGGTGTCACGCAGACCGAGCAGAAGTCGAACATCTTGATCAGCTCCCGTTCTGCAGCGTGACCGCGACCTTCACCCAATCCGGCCACTGCTCGAGCACGTTGGTCGTCAGCCACACCTTGCCGTCCGCGGTCGTGATCAGGTCGCCTCCCTTCTGCGACATGCGAACGACGCCGTCCAGGAACCCATCCAGATAGATCGCCACCTCGGAGTTCTGGATGTTGAGCGCCTCGAGCTGGCGCAGGTCCTTTGTCGTCATCGACTGCACCTGGCCCTGCACCGTCACCGGCGCCTCGTAGGCCGGGATCTGGCGGCCGGCAGGGCTGGTCGTGTAGCCCGCGGATCGGCGCAGCACGACCGGCTGGTGCGGGTTGACCATGCCGATCGCCGCGCGGACGATGCCGTGCAGGTTCATGTGCTGGTACTCGTCAGCTGGTAGTCGTACAGCTGCCCATGCCAGGCCTCGTCCGCTGCCGCGACGTTGCCGTCCCTGACCTTGACCATGGGCCTCTTGACGCAGTGCGGCTGCCGACAGCCGATCACCTGCACAACCCCACGCGGGCTTTCATCATCGAAGGGCTCAGTCAAAACGTCCGCGATCTCGAATGGTTCGGCGTCGGGGACGATCCTGCAGTAGATGCAGTGACGGGACAGCTTGGTCATGACCTTTCCCTTTTTTCCTCAACGCGACAGAAGGAACAGGATCAGGGCGAGCACGACCAGCACCATGACCATGTCCCAGCCCATCAACGCCTCCTTCCGGTGAGCACCAGCACCAGGCCGATGACCATGACCGCGACGAACAAGCCGATGACCGCAACCTCAGGCAGGGTCATCGATCTCCCCGTCCTCAGTTGGACTGCGCCAACGGCGGATCCTCGGGCCGGCGTCGGGAAAGAGTGAGATCGTCATCCCGCACCGTGTCCTCGGTAGTCTGCACGGCGACCTGCTCGTCGAGCACACCGTGCTGCTCGAACTCCATGGAGACAAAGCCGCGCAGCATAGCGATCCTGTCGCGCTCGGCCCGCACCTCAGGCGATTGATCGGCCAGGTCATCATTTTTCATGGTCATGAACTCAGCGCTGACCAGCTCGATGCTGTCGTTGTCGAAGGCCTCGCACAAGGCTCTCAGGTACTCGACAGGCGCGTGGCGCATGGGACCGACGACGATGACCTGCATCCTGTCGATGCGCACGTCCAGGTAAGCACCGTCAGGCGACGACAGACAGATGCCGCGCGACGGCCGCGGGGTGAACTCGATGGTCATGCTGACTGCTCCTGCTCCGGGGGTTGAGGTCTGCACCCCTGTCATACCGCGAGCCCGGCGTGTACTTAATGCTTCATCGCCTTGTCGACCCGCGCGTGGCACTCCTCGCGGGTGTTGCGGAACGCGACGCATTGATAGCCCCAGTTGACGCCCTCATGCAGGATGCTGAGCGCGTCCTCCTCTGTGCCTATCATGATGGTCGGAAAGGCCCGACCGCTGTTGCCCCCGGTGACAGCGAGCCCGGCGAGCAGGATCCCTGCGACCAAGGCACCACCGAACACAGCGGCATCCCGCCTCGTCATGAGCCTACCTCCGTCGTCCAGGAGTCGAGGCCCGGGCCGTAGGTGTCCGGGTATTCCTCCAGGACCGCCAGTCGGGCCTTGAGCTGATCGATCTCGGTGCTCTTCTCTGCAAGGCGCTCGTCGATCGCAGCCATCAGATGGTAGTCGGACCCGTCCGGGTTCCTGCCCTTCGGATCAGCATCGACACCGACCGCGCGGTAGGCGACTCTCTTCGCCGCGAGCTCGGCACCGGCCTCGATGCTGGCAACGATGCGCGACACAGCGCGCTCCAAGGTTCCCGGCTTGACCATCCACACGGTGGGTTCGCCGCAGGTCTCGCAGTTGTATTCCTGTCTAGCGACCAGCCTGATCTCCTCACCCAGGATCTTCAGGATGGACCGCTCCATCTCTTCCCGCAGCTTGGCCACGTCCTGGCTCATGGGATGATCCTCGTCTCGTTCAACGTCGCCTCATACAGCTGCAGAGCGCGTCTGACGACCTCCGAGTACGAGGCGGCCTCTGTTCTATCACGCAGCGACCGCAGCCGATCCATCGCTGCCTCGGGCAGCTCGAGCTGAACCCGCGTCGTCCTCTTTTTGTCACCCGGATCGCTCACGCAGTAACCACCAGTCTTATCGCGTCGCGTAACTCCTGCTCGTCCGGGTATCTGCCGTAACCCAGTTGCTCTGCCGGAATGGGTTCAAGCATGTCCCAGATATAGCTGGGTGGCGGATCGCTGACACCCCATCGCGCCCACGCTATGGCCCTGCGCCTGTGCTGCGGAACAAGGCCCCTGTGCATCCCGCGCGGATCGGACAGGAACATCCTGCCGGCATCACCGAGGACCTGACGTATGCGCGAGGATGCCGCAGGCTGGTCCCTGTCGTTCTTGATCTCGTCCCCCTGCGACCCCAGCACGTACTCGTGCGCGCCGTCCTCAGGCTGATGGACATCCGTCAGGTAGGCAAACAGCGCGAGGAATGCCTCGTCGTCCGCGTCCCTGTGCCACCCCTGGATGTCGGCCTTCGGTGCCGGGGGCTGCGGCTCTGTGTAGAACACGTTGACGCTGTAAAGGAGCGGCTTCTGCCCCAGGTACTCCTTGGCGATCCCGTAGGTCGACAGCGCTGTTTCCAGCCAACCCGGTGCGCGCAGCACGTCGTGCATGTCCCTACACATCCACGGGTGTGTACCCAGTCCACCCTGTACCGGCGGCTTCCTCTGCCTGACGTGGTTCGCGTACTCTGGGCAGGAGTCGAGATGGCGTACCATGCCTGCCACGTTCTCGAACCTGCGCGGCAGGACCGCGATCCCGTCTCGGCGGAGTTGCTCGGTGACGTTCATATTCCCAACACCCTTCTCGCATGCGCACCTGCGTCTTGCATAGCGTGGGAGTCGCGCCAAACGCCACCAGCATCCGCGCCCCTGTCCCAGTTCTTCGGGTCAGCGTACCAAGCGAGGGTGATTCTCAGCACCGCCGTCTCGGTGTCGACGGGAAACGACTCGGCGAGCGCGGTGATCACCTTGTCGGCGTACGGGTCGCAGCCGCAGGTCGGCCACCCGCAGTCCTGCGGGTCAGGGCCCGCGGGATGACGCGCCTTGCAGGTGAACTGCCGCGCCTTGTCGATCGCGGCGATCGACTCAGCGACGAACCGCTGCAGCTCGGACGTGTCGACCGTCAGCACCACGGCGCTCTTCTCGCGGAGCCTGCTCAGTTCCTCGGTCATCTGAAGCACAGCCTTTCCGCCAGTTCACGAAACAGATCGTGGGGTTCCTTGGTGTAGATGTTGCGGCGGAGCGACACCTCGTACTCATCCGCGATCTCGCGCAGCAGGTTGATCAGTTCCTCGCGGGTGACAGGGGTCGCGAGGTGGGCGGCCTGCGCCTCCATGCGATCGGCGCGATCGACGGCCTCGCGCTGCTCCGGTGTCAGGCGATTCTTGCTGCGGCTCATGGCGCAGCGCTCCCTGAGCGGGCGGGACAGGGGATGTACTGGCTGGCGACGACCGCACCCGCCGGGATGCACCTCACCTCCGGTAACCCGCGATGGAGCCTGACGAGGCCGGTGCCGGCCATGAACGCTGTGTAGAAGAAGCCCGCGGCAGAGAGTGCCAGCAGCAGTCTTACGACAGAGTTCACGGCGCAGCGCTCCCTGACGACTGTGACCCTGGGCACGAGGAGAACACGACCGTCTGCCACGCGCCGGGTACCGCCGGGTTGGGCACAACGACCACGTTCTTGCAGAAGTCGACTCCCCGGCGGACCTGCACCGTCTGCTGCTTCTGAGAGATCGCCAGGTAGACAGCGAGGCATCCGACCGCCGGGATCGACAGGAGTGCGAGCGCGATCCGCCCTGCGTTGTTGCTCGTCTTCATACGCCTGTTTTCCATGTGAACCACACATACCACACTAGCGCAGCAACTTCAGCCAGCACGCACGCGACCAGCACAGACAGCACCAAAAGGGGCACCAAAAGGTGCGCCAACCTATGCCTCGTCATCTGTAGGACTTCACCTCCACATGGCCCGCCCTGCAGTGGGCGTCTATGTCATTACGTACCTCGACCCTCCTCCTGTTGCAGTGATGGGCCTCGTACGCTGCCCGCACGTGGCGTTCGACGCGGCTCAGCCCGTCAACCGTACTGTCCTCGACGACCTGCCAGCCAGGACCGCCGACGCCGCGCTGATAGTCTCCGATCAGCACCTCGTTGAGGGTCCACGCCTGCTCGTTGAGGTTGCGCAGTTCCTGCGCGAACGCGACGATCTCGGGATGCGCGCGCAGCAGGTGCTCGCGCAGAGGAGTCAACCGGGTGACCTCGGTCGCCAGATACTGCGCCTTGGACGGCAGTCGCGCCTGCTTGATCTCCATGATGGAGAGGCGGTCGCACAGTTCACCTGGGGAAATCTGCACGTCCATGAATAGCAGCGGGCCCGGATCGGGTACCGGACCCTGCGCGTTGCGACCCTGGGTGACGGCAGCGATCGCTCCAGGCCACGAGGTTGGACCGTCCACGCGGAACTCCTCTATGTCGTACTGACAACCGTCGACCTTGCGAAACATGCTGTAGTCCGGCCAGACACGGGTGATCGGCAGCGGGTGGCGCTCCCCGTGTAGTTCGTCCGGGTAGAGAGCGCGCGACAGGATCGTCTTGCGGCAGTGGATGCCTGACTGCACGGCCATCTGCATGAACCCGCAGTTGGCACCGATCACCCAGCCGGCGATCTCGAGGAACGGTAACGCGCAGGGCAGCGGCAGGTTGCCTGGATCGTTGACCCACACGTGCCAACCGTTTGACGCGAGCCGTGCCTGCAGCAGGTCCCAGAAGTGATTGTCGATCGGCGGCCAGGAGTTCGCGCGCGGCACCAGCACCACCGTCCTGCCGGGTGCGATCGCGTGGGCCGAAGCGATCGCCTGCGCGAGCTCACGTTTGTCGGGCGGGATCGCGGGCAGCGCGAGACGGCTCTGCGGCGGCAGTCCCAGGATCAGCGCGTACATCGCCGCGTCTGACATACGGCCATGGGCGACGCAGTGATCAAGCCGCGCGGGGACGGTGGACGGGTGCGCGACGAACAGGTGACCGGGCTGCGGTACGCCGACCGTGACGGTGTTGGTCAACGGCGCGATCTCGTACTCCGGCACGATGACGGTGCGCGACACCCCCGGGAACATCGCGGCGACTTCCTGATGCCCCTGCCGCACGGCCAGCACGACAGGCTGCTGGTGAGTGTTGGAGAACACCTTCATGTGGCCGGCGACAAGGCACGTGTCCCCGATCCCGAACAGGGAGGCGATCGCGAACTCGTGTGGTGCGATACCCAGATGCGCCGCTGTCAGCATGTTCAGGCGACCCCCAGCGTGCGCAGCGCGTCGCCGATGCAGTGCTCCGGTGTCAGCTTCTTCCTGAAATCATCGTACTGCATCAGATACAACTGCTCGCGATCGAATTGACCTGCGCTCGTCACCGCGCGGACCTGACTGTAAAATAGATCCATCGTAGGCGCGAAGTGCACGATCTCGTCCCACGGCGCAGGTGCTGGGTGCGGCTCGGCGATCAGCGGGCGGCCCATGGCAAGCGCGGCAACGCAGCGGGTCGAGGACACAGTCGTCCACTCGTCGTTGCCCCTGATCTGCACGATCACCTTCGCACGCCGCATGATGGCATCGCGCTCTGCGCGCGGTGTCTCAAGTCCGGTCAGCCGCAGCACCTTGAGCCCCATCGCCACCATGGTGTCGAGAATCTGGCCGCGGCGCCACGTCATCTTGCCGAAGAATCCGACGTCATGGTCAACAGTAACAGGCATCGTATAGGTGCGCTCGCCGATGTCATCCCCGTCGAGGCCCGGTGCCCAACCAAGCTCCGCGTAGGCGGCGGGCCCGAACTGCGCGTACCAGTCGGTGACGTGCTGACCGGGGATCAGGTGCAGCGTGCCGACAGCGTACTTCATGGCCTCGGCGTAGACGTTCTGTCGGTCGATCATCGCTGGATCGAGACCGTGGTTGAAGCCGGCGTCGGACGGCTCCTCGGTCGCCACGTAGATAAACTTGCATCCGTGCGCGTGCTCCGCAGCGATCGTCCTTAAGGTCGCGGGGTCGTCAGCGAACGACTCGAGTAGCACGTTATAGACCGGGATCGGTCGATACGGAGGTGTCTTCTCAGACGCCCTGAATATCAGGCTGTCCGACCAGGTCACGTGATGACCGAGCGCTCGCATCTGCAGGCCCATCGTGCGGGTGATGTCCTCGACGATGATCCGGCCCTGTCGGCAGTGATTGAACGTGTTGAAGTTGAACCAGGCCATTCAGTGGGTGACCTTCAATGCGGATCCCTCAATGATGATCTCCACCGGCCGACCCTGGTTTAGGCCGTCAAGTACAAGGTTGAAGAACCGACGCGCTTCCTCGTCGCTGGCGGCTGTGAAGGTCACCGTGACCTTGTTCATGATCTGCTGCATGTTAGTCGCGTGAACCGCGATGCTCTCCTGATGATCGTCATCTGACATAGTAGGCGATCCCCACCTCGTCGCCGATCGTCGCGATCGGAGTACCCTCACGTTTCAGCTCGGCGAGCAGGAGCCACACACCGATGCCGTCGCCGAACTGCGGCCTGTGGACGGCGTCGTGGAAGGCGACGATCCCGCCGGGCCTGACCAGCGGCGAGTACATGGTGTGGTCGAGAAGGACCTCCTCGTACCTGTGACCAGCGTCGATGAAGAGGAGGTCGAGCGGTTTCAGTGCACTGCATCGGGTGAAGGTACCGGCGCTGTTGGTATCACCCTGGATAATGCCGGAACCGTTGTGTAGGGTTCCTGTATCACCCGCCGGGAAGCGCCTGTTCCATTCCCCGACAACAGGGAACTCGCGCTCGACCGTGTGCACCTCACGAAACAGGAGCGCCAGCAGGCTGTGGGTCGCACCTGGTGTCCCGAGTCCCAGTTGCAGGCAGGTAGATCGTGGCAACCCGTGACCATGCAGCATATCCACGAACTCCAACCACTCGGCGCGCACCTGCTGCGCCGCGGGTCGGTACTCTGATGTACCGTCCCTGTCGCGGTGGTCGTCGTGCCAACCGCGGTAGGGCCGCCAGATGCTGTCGTTGACCAGCTTGTCGCAGAGGCCGTCGAAGCTCATCGCATCACACCGATATCGCGCAGAGCCTTGCCGATGCAGGCGTCTGCCGGAAGCATTTCGCGGAAGCGCTTGAACTGATCATACCACAGCGACTGCCAGTTCATCCTAGCCATGACAGCCAGGTTGTAGAAATGGTCGGTCGATGAGGCGAACGACACAATCTGATCCCATGGTGCCGACAGCTCGTGAGGCTCGGCGATCACCGGGCGACCGACGCACAAAGCTGTGTTGCAGCGCGAGGAGGAGACGAGGCCCATGGCCTCGACCTTGCGCAGCTGCACCACCACCCGCGCCTCCCTGATCTGTCTGTCGCGCGTCTCCTGATCGGGGAAGTCTCCGATGTAGCGGACAGCGTCCTTCCGTCCGGAGCGCTTAGCCAGCTTGTTTAGGATGCCCATACGGCGGCGGCTCACCGATCCAAAGAACCCGAAGTCGTAAACCGGTTCCTGCGGTGACAGCCGCACCAAGGTGCGCGCGAAGCCAAGCTCGGTGTATGCTGCTGGTGCAAACTGCCCATACCAGTCGGTCACACGCTTCCCGGGGACGAGATGGATGATACCTTCGCAGTAGCGCGCCGCCTCAGGGAACATCCGCTGGCGCATGATCATCTCAGGATCGACGCCGTGGTTGAAGCCCTTCTCGGTCGGTTCCTCGGTCGCGAGGATGACGAACCGGCAGCCGCGTGCGTGCGCCCCAGCCATGATCTCGATCACCGGCGGGGTGAAGCCCTCCACAATGATGTTGATGCCGGTGTCACGCGCGAGAAACTGATCGTTCTTCTTGTCCCAGACAGCGGTGTGACCAAGCTCGCGTAGCTGATGCCCGATGATGCCGATCACATCCTCGAGCGACCGCTGCCCCTGCGGGTTGTGATTGAGCATGTTAAATAGCCAGTTCAACGCAGGGCCTCCGCCGCTAGCTGCAGGGCAAGCGCACGTCGCGGATCAGACCAGCGATCGCACGGTTCGGATCTGCCGAGTTCGGCCATCGCGATCACGTCTTTTCCGAGGCGGATGTCATCCGGTGGCCACGCGGTACCGGGCCTGTTGATCGCGGCGAGCTCACCCACCGCTACGCGGTACAGGCCGATGAACTCGATCTCCGACCTGAACACACCGCAGGCGAGCGCGTTGTACAGGTCGTGAACGAGCACCAAAAAGTTAGCACGCTTCCGCATGTACAGCTCTACACGGGCATGCTGAACAGACGGAGGTGCAACAGCATCCGCGATGGCAGGTGTAGCCAGCGACACCGCTACAAGAAGCGCGTACAGCAACCGAGAAGCCATCCTCAACCTTGCTCCAGCCGGCGAGTCGGCCAGTCCGACAGCGCGTCAGGCTTGGGCGGCCGAGGCAGCGTCTCGAGTGCTTCCCTGATCGACGCGGCCCTACCGGCGAGCAGGATGCGCTGCTCGATGTCAGCCATGATACGCGTCAACGCCCAACCGTAGGCATTGGCGACCTCAGGTGGCTGGGTGGCGGCCCAGGTCGCGAGTGACAGCGCGCGTACGCGCAGCTGCGGCAGGTCCCGCGGAGTCACACCCGACGGATTGAGCATCTCGTACACGACCTGGTAGGCAGCACCCGCGCGCGGGTTGGGACAGTCGTTCTGTGCCGGTCCGAACATCGTTTATCAAATCCTCCTTTTGATCACGGTTCCACCGGGTTCCCGTTGCAGTCTAACCAACCCAGATCGTGGCAGATCGGGCACTCGTCGCCGTCATGCAGATGCCGACGCGGACAAGGTCTGCAGCCAGCGTCGGCCATAAGCTCGCGCAGCTCATGGGCCCGCAGCGCAGCCGCATATGCGTCATCCGCAGCGTCGCCCATGCTGTAACCCCGCTAAAACCGGTAGTGTTAGATCGCTGGGTCCGTTTCCAGGGTGGCCCACGGGAGGAGTAGGGGCACCAAAGGGAGAACGGACCCAGCGATCTGCCGCGTCGGGCGCCTGAGACCACTCCTTTACGAAGTGACGCACGGCGCGGCACCCCCTGTATTCTCGGCAGCGGTGCCCGGAGAGGTATCACCGTCGAGCAGCAGTCGGGGGATCCTGTGGCCCGACATCGCCAGCAGACGCTGCGCGTCGTCGGAACCAAACTTCTTCGTGATCATGTCGAGGTAGGCGGGGTCACTGAAGTAGCGCGAGAAGGCTAGGTCACGCCAGCTCAGGACCGTGGCGGCCTTGACGTGCTGGGTGTCGAGCGGTCGGGTCGTCCAGCCGTGCTGCGAATACCCGTCCCAGGTCTCGGGCAGCGACCAGCCCTCGCGCACAGCCTCGGAGTACAGCGGCGAACCAGGGTAGGCCATGGCGCAGTAGAAGTTGGCGTACTCACAGCGCAGATCCAGCGCGAGTTCAAGCGTCTGGTTCATGGAGGCGACGTCGTCGTCGGGCAGGCCGAAGATGAAGTTGCCGATCACGTTGATGCCGGCCGCCTGGATCGCGCGGACGACCCCGAGGACGTCGTCGTTCTTCAACCGCTTCTGCGCGCCGTCCCGCACATAGGCCGAGGCGGATTCGATCCCGAGCGCCAGCCAGCGGACGCCGGCCCGGCGCAGGAGCGCCAGCTTGTCGGCCCGCACGGTGTCGACGCGCGCGTAGGCCCAGATGTTGAGGTCGTCGTCGTCGTTGAGGCCGCGTTTGACGATCTCGCCGCAGATCACGCCGTAGTGCCGCGGGTTCAGCACGAACATCTCGTCGCTGATCTTGAACGTGCGCACGTTGTGGTAGTGATACAGAAAGTAGATCTCGTTGATGACCGCGTACGGGTCGCGCATGCGATAGTGGTTACTGCCGAACGGCGAGTTGATGCAGCAGAAGGAGCACGTGTACGGGCAACCGAGAGAGGTCTGCACGCTGGCGTAGGGCGTCCGCGGCCTGCCACCGAGGCACTGCCAGTTGTGCGCGCGGTACGAGGTCAGGGGCGGCAGCAGTGACCAGCCGTACTCGCCACCGAGGTCGCCGATCGGACGCAGGCCCGCGGGTGGGCCCCTGAGCACAGCACCGTCCCAACGGGACGCGAGGCCAGGGGTTTTCTCCTGGGTGCGGGATCGATCCAGGATACCGCGGATCGTGTCCGGACCCTCGCCCACGATGGCGTAGTCGACGGCCCAACAATCCTTCAGAGTCTGCTCAGGCAGGGCCGACACGTGGCCACCGGCGATCGCCGTCGGTATCTGTGTGTGCAGCTTCCCGACTGCCTGCCGTTTGATCTGCCGACAGACCTCGTAGGCCGCAGGCATGGACTGGGTCGAGGCTGATGGCTGGTGACCCTGCGCGACGACCACGACCAGGTCCGGGCTGATCGCCACCACCCACTCGGCGACCTGCTCCGCCGACAGGGACAGCGCGTCGGCGTCGAGGATCTGCGCCTGATAGCCGTCGCCGACAGCGCAGCCCGCGAGGATGCGGCACCACAGCGGCGGCTCGATCGCCGGCAGCTCCGCCTCGTACAGGGCACCGCCGTAGATCGCGCGCGACGACCGCGGGTTGATGAAGATGACGTCGGTCACGGCACACCCTCGATCTGCAGGTCCTTGAGCGGCCAATACTGCATGGCCTCGTTCCTATCGTACATGCCACCGGTGTTGAGATTGCCCTTGCCGTCAACGCGCTGAACCGCGGCGAGCGCCATCAGCCCGCACTCCGAGTCGACAGTTACACCTTTGATGATGGCCGTGCGGCCCTTGTAGTACTGGCCCCTCTTCAGGACACAGTGACGGCCCATGAGGATCACCCGCGCGTTCTTGGCAGCGTCCACCACCTGGGCCGACAGCGCGTCCAGCGCGCGACCCGTCACCGAGGCGCCCATGGTGTCACCGGAGGGGAAGCGGTAGGCGGTCGCGACCTCAACATCCTGATCGATCATGACAAGGTCTTCTCAAACAGAAGACGATCACCACAGATCCGATAGAGATCGTGCGACACTCGCGGGAACAGGCCATCCGGATAAGCCATCTCCGGTAGGTGCGCGAGCTGCACCCACATATCGTGCAGTTCAACGTTGAGCGTGACTACATCGCCGCCCCGCGCACCACCGATGACAGTGAACGTCCTGCGCTCAGGCATTGCGGAGGCCCCCCGACCCGCCGAGCATGGCATACCCCTGGACGAGTTCGGCGATGCCCTCGTCGAAGTCGTGGGTGGGTTTCCAGCCCATGGCCGTGATCTTGGCTGTCGAAACCACATAGTCGCGCTTGTCGGGATCCTGATAGGAGGGATGCTCGATCCAGCGGAAGTCGGTAACCCGCGAGATACGCGCGCACAGTTCGGCCTTCGTCATGTTGGCCGCGTCGTCGCCGACGTTGAACACGTGACCGGCAGGGTACGGCCGCTTCGACAGGGCCCAGACAAAGGCCCGCGCGACGTCGCGCACGTGGACGAAGTTGCGCCGAAAGCCGCCCTCGAACAGAACAAGCGTCCTGTCGGTGACGGCCCGGTAGGTGAAGTCGTTGACCATCAGGTCCAACCGCATGCGCGGCGACCAGCCGAAGACGGTCGCCAGCCGCAGCGTGATAGAATTTTCACGCGCCATCACCACATGAACCTCCGCCGCGCACTTCAGCTTGCCGTACAGGCTGATGGGCACCAGCGGGGTCGTCTCGTCGCACACGACGCCAGGGGCCGTCGTACCATACCCACTGTTAGTGTTCGGGTACACGACCCACTGCTCCGGAGACATCAGGCCCACTGCCATCTCTATGGCGTCGAGGTTGGTTGTCGTGGCACCCATCGGATCGGCCCGGCACGCTGGGGCACCAACGACAGCGGCCAGCGGGATCAGGACGTCGTGCTTCCTCAGCTCCTCTCGCATCAGAGCCTTGTCACGAGCGTCTCCGCGCACGATCCGCAGGTTCCTGTCTTGGGCGATATGGGCCAGGGACGGCACCCCGTGGGAGAAGTTGTCCAGCACCGTTACCGACCAACCGCGCGCCAGCAGATACTGGGTCAGCACGCTGCCGATGTAACCTGCACCACCTGTAACAAGGATCTTCACAAGCCCAGCTCCTTACGAACCTCGTCCGCAACACGGTCCACCGTATCGACCCACAGATGCCGCACGGCCAGCGTGACAACAAGCAGTACTGTGCTGGTCGCGAAGGGGCGCCAGTCCGCCGTCCAGATCCAGGCGATCAGGCACGCGATGGTCGCCAGCACAAAAAACACGACCACCAGGTCAACTCGGTACTTGAGTCGATCCACAACAGCATCGGTCGCAGCCTTATCGGTCATGATGGCGTCCTCCTGAGAACGCGCACGACGATGTAGAAAGCGATCGGCCCACCGAGTACACTGAGACCGAGCATCCTGACGTCGTCCCGGTCGATGTTCCACAGACCACCCATCCACATACCGATAAACCAGGCGGCGACACCGAGCGCGCACCAGGCCTCGGCCAGGAAGAGCAGCGCGGTCATCGTCGCTTCTTTCGAACCGGCGGGTCGTCGTCCTCGTCCTCACGGTTCAGGCCGACCATCTCGAGGGCCTTGTGCTCGACCAGCCGTCCGACCTCGTCCAGCGCGTCGCCGAGCTCCTCACCCTCGTGCAGGGTGAACGTCAGCTCGACCTCGGCCTTCTTGTTCTCGAACTGCGCCGGCTGAACCGAACGCGAGAACACGACCCTACCACCGGTGATGTGCATCTCACAGAACCTCCCGCATCACAGAGATCGCGCGATCGATCAAATCGGAGATATCGAACGGCGCATTCCCTATGAACATACCAGCCCTGTGGATGCTGTCGGCGAAAGGTGTCTGCTGCTCGGCCCAGTACGAACCGTAGGCGTGCAGCCGGAAGGAACCGCCAGTCGGCAGACGGCAGTCGATACCGGCCTTGCGCAGGGCGGCGACCAGATCCAGGCGCCTTTCCGGCTGACGCAGCGTGAAGGCCATGCCGAACGGCGAGGGGTGACCGACGACATACGGCAGATCGATCGGAAGGTGCAGCTCTTGCACCCGTCCCGCAAAGTAGATCGCGTTCTTGCGGCGAGCCGTGATCGAGGCATCCAGCTTCTTCAACTGCTCGCGCGCCACCGCGGCATAGATCTCGGTCGGCCGCACGTTGTACCCGAACAGGCGGAAGTCGTACTCCTCCTCGAACGAGGCGATCTCAACACTGCCACGGGTCCAACCGTGCGAACGCAGCATGCGACAGAGCACTGCGAGCTCGTGATCGTCGGTGAGGATCATCCCGCCCTCCACCGCCCCGATCTGATGCGAGTGGTAGAACGAGAAGGTGGACAACAGCCCGAAGGTGCCGCAGAGCTCCCCGTCGTCGGTTCGAGCACCCAGTGACTCGCAGCAATCCTCCAGCACCGGCAAATCAGCACTAGCCGCCAGATCGAGCCAAGCCGCTTGATGGGCTGGATTGCCCAGGACAGGGCAGGTGACGATCAGATCAGGGTCAACGTAGGACGGACGCCGCTGCGGGTGCGCGTTCCAGGTCGCGTCGCAGTCAGCGAGCAATAGTCCAAGGCCGTGCTGCACCAGCGGTGCGTAGGTCGTGGCCCAGGCGAGTGCTGGTACCAGCGCCGCCGAGACGGCGGGTTGGAGCCGCTTGCTGTTGACCAAGGCCGCAACAGCGATCAGGTTGGCAGAAGAGCCGGAGTTGACAGCGATCGCGTACCGGCGATCGTGGTAGGCCGCAAACTCGCACTCGAGCGCCTCGACCTCAACCCCCATCGTGAAGTTACCGGAGTCGACGACCCGCATAATCGCCGCCTTCTCCTCCGGGCCCCAGCACGGGAAGGCTGTCGGGTAGATCCAATCAGTACGCTGCGACATGAAACCCCTTCAGTGTTCCCGGAACCGCCGTCGTGGTTCAACCCGCGTCGCGGACCAGATCAGCGCCACAACCCAACCGAGCGCCGACCAGCCCAAAAACATGTTGAGCAAAAAGATCGCCAGCGTTTGATGGTGCAGGCGCACCACCGCGACGATGGTGGGCAGCAGATACAACCCAGCGACGAACAATAGCACCACCAGATCGGTCAGGGTCATCGCTCAGTACGCCTTCGAGTACTCGACGAGGATCGTCGACTCGGCGCGCGCTAGTGCTGCGCGATAGGAGGTCATGATACCCTCGGCCGTGTGCAGTGGCACGACGACGACCGTGCGGAGCATGTCGCGGAACGCCTGCGAGAAGTCACCGAGGTGCTGCGGACCGGGATCGAGGGGTTCGTCGGTCGCCACCGCGACCCGCACGATCACCTTCGGCCTGTACTCGGAGTACAGGGGCAGCTTGTCGAGATGTAGCACCAGCTGATTGGTCGCCAGCAGCAGGAAGTTCCAGCGCGGGTAGATGCAGACAGGAAGCAGTCCGGCGAGCGACATACCGATCGCCATGCCCATCTGCATGTCCTCGGCGACGGGCAGCTCAAGGCGGCGGTTACCCAAATGCTCCAGCGTGCGCGACATGCCAGTGCCAGGGTACTCGACGGCCTGGCCCATGAAGATGGCCCCCGCCTCCTCGAGAAGGCGCATCGCCTTGCACAGCTCGTCGACGTACCGGCTCATCTCAACCTGTTACCCTTGTGCGTCCTGTCGACGACATACCCGACGGACACCAGACCGCTGCTCCAACCGGCGATCCCGCTACGCGGCAGAGGCAGGAGCGCGTCGAGGAGGCTCGACAGCAGCCACACCGCCACCAGCAGCCAGCGCGGCCAGGGCATCCGCCGCGTTCGAAGCAGCGGGTGAACGCGGTGATCAGAACTGAACACGTTTGCCGGCCCCCGCGTGCGGCCACGGAAGCTTGTAGGAGTACCACTCCTGCCGGTCAGAGGTCGGTCGGCCCTCCGCATCGACGATCGCCGCACGGGATGGGTGGCCCCACGCCTCCTCGGTCGGCGTGCACACCGAGATGCCGTTGTCCTCGGTGATGAAGCGGATCGGTAGGTCGTGCCCCGCGGCGTACTGCACGCACTCATGGTAGATACCCGAGCGCGCGGCCATGTCCCCGCAGAAGGCCCACACCCGCTCGTCGCGCAGACGATACTTGGCGGCCCAGGCGAGGCCGACAGCGATCGGCAGGATACCGCCGACGATCGCCGACGACACGATCTTGTACTCAGGGAAGCAAAGAGTGATCGACCGGCCGGCGCAGATCGCGTCGAGCAGCAGCTCCTCCGGCACACCCTTGAGCAGGCAATGATAGTGGGAGCGCCAAGAGCAGCACACCCAGTCCTGATCCCGCACGTCCTCGAAGATGTCGATCAGCGCGTCCTCGTTGCCGCCAGCGAGGTGGACAGGCGCGCGGATCTTGCCGGCGTTGAACAGCTCGGCGACATTTGCCTCGAAGGCGCGCAGCGACTCGGCGGTGTGGTCGGTGATCATGTGTTCTGCTGCATTTCCGACGCGGCCGACAACAACGCGTCCAAATCAGCCGCGCTCAAGATATAAAAACCCACCGGTGTTTGCGGATACCACTGAAGCGACCAGCACTCGTTGGTATCGATCGCTTTCTGGCGCTGCTCCAGACTGACCCACGCGTCGTCCGCGTAACCGTGCTCCTGCATAGCTACCGAATCCGCTACGGTTCCGTAGCTCATCTTGTGCTCGTTGTGGATCAGGTGCACAGTCATATGCGTAGGCAAGGGGAGGATCGGGGTCACCGATGGCGTGTGCCCAAGCAGCGCGTTCTCGCACCTTTCCCCGATCATTGGACCCAGGTTCATGGTGGGCAGTCCCGGTGACCCCGAACTCTGCATACCCTCAGGCCGGCACCCGCAGCACGACGCCGGCGTCGGCCTTGGTGTTTTGGCGCACCCGGAAGTGCTCGAGCGGATGGGCCGTCACCCGATCGAACTCGCGCTGCTCCAGCTCGTCCGCCGACACACCGATGGCCTCGCAGAAAGCGAGCAGGCACACACCGAGCCCGCCGGCCTCCTGCCCGACCTTACCGGCCGGCTTCTCGTACACATGCTGAACCAGATCCAGCACCTTGTCCAAACCGACGTTCGACGCCTGCGCGAGCTCGCAGGCCTCTTCCAGCACCCGGGTCGCGCGCTCCTTGACGTCGAGCGCGCAGTTCCGCCCGAACACTGCCTCAACCCAGTTACCGAACTCCACCTGCCTGTCGTCCCTGTTCAGCATCTCCCTACGCGGCTCCTGTTGCGTCAAAAATCTGCCAGTTACCAAACTCTTCGACGAGTTCTGCGGCGAAGCAGTCGACCTTGAGGTCGACCCGATCACCCATGCTGCGCGACAGCACGTTCTTCGCTGTGTTGCGCACCCCGTTGACGGAGTGGGTCAGCTTCAGCAGCTTGTCCTGATCGTTGCCGGCAGCGGCGCGCGCTCGACCCTCGTTCTCCCAGATGTAGCGATTGGCCAGCATGATAACCTGGATCGCGCGGATGTCCTCAGCACCGAGCTGCTGCTGCTTTTCTGACAGGATCAGATCGATGTCGTGGATGATGTCCTCGATCTCGCGCTCGTACTCAGCCCGGTTATCAAGGATGAAGATCGCCTTCAACTGCACGATCGACATGCGGTCGATCAGTTCGGCGAGGGTTGGTAGGTAGCGACGCTGTGCTGGCATCGTACCAGCAACAGCAACGTACTGTGGTTCACCGGCCGGAAGACTGTCGTAACTGCCTTCAACCCTGACACCACCGACGGATGGTACCGCAAGGACGTCCTGGCTGGGACTTCCCGATAGTGACGCCCACGGGCGGGCACCACCCCCACCGAACATCTCCGCGAAGTACTGTCGCTCCTTATCCTCATCCAGTCGAGGCATCGCCCCGCTGATGGTGACGACATCGGGGCTCACTCCGAAACGAGGGACGCAGCGCGCCGCATCGTTGGCACGCGCCATGTCCTCGCGCGACAGGCCCAGGCGGACCTCGTGGATCTTGCCGTTACCGTCTGCTTCATAGGTCACGGCTACACCGTCATTTTCTGCTCGCTGCGGAGGCACGTCGTTCGCGTCCCAGGTCATCGCTCTGATCTCTTCAATCCTGACATACCGCGCCGGCTGCTCACCGGAAGGGCCACGGGTCGAACCGTCGGACGAAACCCGGGTGCCATCGAAAGGTGCGGTAGGGTGCTGTCATCTGCCAGACAAACGCACCGTAGCGCGTCTGCACCCAGAAGTCCTTACCCTGCTGGGTCAAGGGCCCGTACTCGGTCGACACTGACACCGAACCCTCCGACGCGCTGGAGATGCGGCCGACAGGCCCGTCTGGGTAGGTGCCGTCAGGCCGGGCGGCGAACAGAGCACAGAAGTGCGCCGTCGCATAGAGCAGGCACTGCGACTGCACTGTGGCATCCCTAACAGGACCACCGCCGTCGTTGCGGATCAGGGTCGTCGCTGCCGTGAACTGCGCCTGCACCTGAGGCTCAGGCAGGTACACGAAGTTCGGGAACTGCGCGATGAAGGCCGCGTAGTCGAAGTTATAGATGACTCCCACCCGAACCTCCCTTATGACGATCAAACACCGAAGAAGCGGGTCTAGGCCCGCTTGCGCATCTCGTCTGCCGGCTTGATCCCGCGCACGTCGCGCGGCAGGTTCGCCGGATCGAGCGGTTCGAGACCGGAGCGGACGTCCTTGTTGTCCCGCATCTCGCCCATGACAGCGTCGGTGGTGTCGTGCGCGTAGACGATGCGGTTCTTGACGAGGTCGGTCTCGCGGTTCTGCTCGAGCCACTGGGCCCAGAACTCGGCATCGATACCAGGGGTCAGGGCGTAACCGCCGGGGGCCGCCGGGATCGGCATATTGGCCGCGTAGGCTGGCATCAGGTCAGCGTAGTAGCCGCGGATGCGCACGGGCTCGCCGTACTGCTCCGCCTGCTTGACGGTCCGCAGACCGAGGGGTGACTGCTCCGGCTTGTCGACCATGCGGAAGAGCCGCAGCTGCAGACCCTGCGGCAGACGGCAGGCGACGGTGACCTGACCGCGGGCGCGTGTCGAGGTTGGGGTGTCGTTCTTGGCGGCGGTGGAGACGCGGGAGACCATGTCAGGTCCTTTCTACTTGAACAGGGAATGGGGGTATTAAGCGGGGCAGCGGGCCGGAAACCTGCCGCCGCCGCTTGGCGGTCCTGCTTGGATCAAACTCCCAGCATGGACACGATCGTGAAGGGCATCCGGATGATCGTCCCCCACGTACCGGCCGTCACCTTCTGCTGGAAGGAGGACAGCTGACGGATGATCGGATGCGCCCGCATCTTCTCGTTGAATGAGCAGTACCCAGTCTGCTGACCCTCGACCGTCTCGGCGAACATCTGAACCATGTTCCCCGCGGCGATCCCCTGCGGGTTCGAGGCGGTGGTCACGCCGTACTGGACTGCCTCCTCGAACCTGATGTTGGGAAAGTTCTTCTTCAGGAGGTCGTAGACGTTGACGTTGAACGAGTTGGTCGCGGTGAGCGCGATCGACGTCGCCGGGTCCATCGCCAGGACGATCTTGTCCTGGGCCTTGACCAGGCCCAAGGTCTGCACCTGCATCGCGTAGAACATGGACTGGATATCGGTGTAGATCTCGTTCGCGGTCGCGGTGATCACACCGTTGGTGACCCACTTGCCGGAACCAGGGGTGGCGGCCTTGGTCGCGGGGGTCAGGGAGGCCGTCAGGTTCGGGTCGTTGAGCAGCCCGTAGTTCTGAAGGCCCTGCACGCCGAAGAAGTACGACAGGTTGCTGAACTTGTCCAGCACCGTCGCCGCGGCCGTGTCGATCTGCGACACCCAGTCGAGCTTCGCGAGGCCGGCGCGCTCGAGTTCACGCTCGCCGTACTCCTTGATCGTCTGGAATAGGTAGGCCTGACGCTGAGGCCAGTTGGTGTTGGCACCGGCCCGCCCGTTGTTGCTGAAATCACCGTACGAGGAAACCTCGCCGGTGTGCTCGACCGCCGGGAACATGGCGGTCTCGTCCAGCCACGTACCCTTGCGGACCTCGCCGAAGATCTTGGCCGCGTTGTTGGGTGCGAACAGGATCTTGAAGACCTGCGGGTCGATCAGGGTCGTCAGCATCGCCGGGACGGCCGAGTTCGGATCGGTCGACAGGGTCGGCATGGCGTCGACACCGAGCTCGGGCATGGCGTCCATGGCAAGGTTGTAGTTTGCCCGCCAACCGGCCGGCATGTAGGCCCGGGTTCCCGGGAGGATGTAGATTCCACGCGCCTCCAGCTGCGACCGGTCTGCGCGCAGGGCGGCCATTGCTTCCTGCAGATTCATGATCGTTCTTCCTCGAAACAAAAATGCCGGTCGGGGGAGGTCCACCGAGCGCGGGGGTTGAGAAGGGGAGCTCCTGCTTTTTCTCAGCCCGGGTGACCTTACCCGAGTGCGTGATCGCTGATCTTCACGAGCTCGCCAGCAAGCCCCGACGACATCGCGATGAACTTCGTCTCCACGTTGACGCCAGCGGTGATGGAGGTGCTGGACACGGTCTGGGTCGTATCCACGTAGTAGGTGCCGGTGCCACCCGCGCCCGTGCCGAGCTGGGAGATGCGCGTGCCCGACGTGATGCCGCCGCCGCCGGTTCCCGACAGCAGGTCGCCGACACCGAGGGTACCAGACGAGACGCCGGTGACGTTCATCAAACCATAGGTCACGCTGATCGTCGTGGAGCCCACGGTCTGCTCGGGCTTGTCGACCCGATAGGTACCGACGCCGCCGACCGTACCCGACACCTGCGAGACGATCTTGGTGCCGGTCGTGATGTTGCCGGTGCTCGAGGTGCCCGACAGGGTCGCACCGGCAACAAGCGTGCCGGAACCGACGGCCGTTACCGTCAGCAGGTCACCCGAGATCGAACCGGTCACCGAGGCCGTCTGCGGGCCGATGGAGCCGGTCACCGTCGCGTTGGTGACCGAACCAGCCGCGGCGAAGGAGAACTTGCCGTCGGCATAATTGGCGTACGCCTTCATACCGGGCAGGGCCTGGGCCGATCCGTTGTTCTTCACCCACAGATCACCGCCCGAGAACAGGGTCACCGCGAATCCCTGCGGCACCGTCATGGACGAGCCGGCGAGATAGGTCGTGATCAGCCCCTGCTGCTCGCGGTGCACGATACCCGCGATCGAACCGGAACCGAAGTTGTTGACGATGCTTGCGGTGCCGTCGGGATCGACCGGAGCCGTGATCCAGGCCGCCCGGCCGACGATGCAGCCGAGCGCGCCAGCAACGAGCGCGCCGGCGCCCGCGTTGACGGTGAACCTGGGATTGGTCGACGCGCAATCACCCTCGACTGCCGGTGCCGGCTGCACCGTAACCTGGGTCTGGAACCCTCCGCCGGTCATATGCGGATCTCCTCTCGTTTGTTGAAAAATTCAGGAAATTGCCGGAAGAGGTAGAAGGCTCCTGGGAATCTATTCCCCGCCGGCAGGCAGGCAGGCGTAGTTCAGGCGGACCCGATACGCGAGGCGTCGGGGTAGCGGGTCGTGAAGGAGTTGACCGAGGCCTCGTCCATCGCGACCGTGTCCTTCCGCGACTTCTTGGCACCCGCCGGCTGCTGCGCCGCCAAGATCACCGGGAAGGCGGACGGATGCACACCGTCGACCTTGACGCCCATCGACTTGAAAGCCGCGCGATAGACATCGTCGGCGGAATCCGCCGCGATCTCGAGCTCGCCGACGTACGGGCGAACCGCCTTCTCGGCCGCGCGGATGGCGCGTGCCGTCTCGCGGGCCTTCTTCTCGACAGCCTCAACCGCCGCATTGATCGCGGAGTCCATCGCCGTCTTCGTCACCATGTCTTTGTTGTCCATGGCTGTGTTCTCCTTCTCCTTGTTCTCGTCCATGCTGCCTCCGGGGTTAGGTTTGCCCTTGAACGGCGGCGGATCGTCGCCAACCACCTCGTCTTCCTTCTCGTCACCCGCGACCGCCTCCTCGGCCTCGTCCTCGTGAGCCATCAGCTGCTGGAAGGCCTCCATATCCTCGGGTGACAGCTTGCCGGTCAGGAACTCGAGGATCTTGGCGTGAACGCCACCCTCGTCGTTCCCCTTCTTGACCTCGCCGGGAGGTGCCTCCCCCTCGCCGTCCTTCTTCGGAACGCCGAGATCAGAGTGACCCTCGGCCGCCGCCTCCATGACCTTGTTCTGATCAGGAGAGACCGGGTCGTCCCAAGACTCGGAACCTTCGGCCGACGCGCCATCCGTCTCCGCCGATCCGGCGATCATCTCGATCAAACGAAGTGCCACATCGTCAGGCGTGGCACCCTCGTCCATCGCGATGCGATCCTTGAGGAGGGCGGCGAGCCCGGTGACCACACCCTCACGCTTGTCCTTCCAGTTGCCGGCCCGCAGATCGGCGAACAGCGGAAGAACCTCGAGCGAGGTCAGCGGCTTCGCGTCCTGCGCCATCACGGGCAGGGCGTTGTAGGCGAGCGCGGAGGCCAGCAGTGCCGCACCGCGGGTCGCCGGCTTGACTTCCTTCACTTCCTTCTTGACGTCCTTCTTGCTCATCCTCGTGAGCTCCTCTGCTGAGTCGCCGACGACAACGTCGGCACCTGCGCGACCGCGCTCGACGAGCGCTACGTGATTGCCCCTGATATTGCGCATGACCCCATCGTAGCTCTGGCCGCCGAATACACCGGGGGTCATGTCGGGATCGTAGCGGTAGGCGGCCGACAGCTCCTTCTTCGAGGAGGAGTCGACCCCGTCGATGCCTTCCTGCGTCCAAACGACCAGGTCGTTCTTGATGTAGGGTGGATCCCAGCGGGCGTTGCTGCCGAGTGAACCCTCAACCAGCTCCTTGCTGGGTGCCGAAGCCGTCACCGGGATGTGCTTCGACAGCACCTGCAGGTTGTTGAACGTCGGGACGGCTTTTGCGAGCTCCTCGGGATCGCGCAGCAGGTAGTAGATCTTCTGCGGATCGAGTCCGAGCTCCGACCATCCCGGGATCTCCCGACCGAGGTAGGGGTTGACGCAGGCCTTGCTGATGTTTGACTCAGCGACGTGCAGCCTGCCGTCCTCGTCGTAGGACCGCACCGAGGCCTCGTCGAGCGCCAGCGCCTCCGGCATGCTGGCGCGCGCCTCCAGCAGCGCGCGGTCGGCGGCCATCACCGGGTTCTCGTGGCGCGCAGCAAACGGGCCCCATGAGTCCATCGAAGCCATCGTCTGCTCCTTAAAGTCGGCGTCGCGTGCGAACGGGCCCCACCCGTCCATCGCCGGCAGGCCGCACTCGTCCTCACCGACCCGCGGCTTCGGCTTGCGCGGCGTCGGGTCGGCGACCGGGGTCGCGGTATTCGGCGTGGTGACGGTGACCGGCTGCACGTCCTCGGCCGGGGGCTTCACGACGAGCACGTCAACCCCGTCGATCACCGCCGACCAGATTTTATCGGCACCGTCACCGTCCCAATTGAATTTAACACGATAACCCTTCTTCTCGAGCTCGCGTTGAGTTTCCGAATCCTCGCCAGCAACCTCAACGTTACGGGAAGCCCCCCACGAGCCAAGAATCTGCAGCGTGCGCGTCAAGGCAGCGGCATCGAAGTCGCCGTCGTACTCCAGCACTAGCCGATGCTCAGGCTCCGCCCGTGAATCTCCGACAATGACGGGCGCCGCGACCATGCGTGGCAGCACCTCGACCATGCCGGGGTGCAAGGGCTGCGGCGGATCGTTCAAGGGCGCCCACGCGTAGCCGACGTGCTCACCGTCGCCGAGATCAGGGATGAACTGATTGGTGACCTGCTGGCGGAAGGTCGTGTACTCCGCCTCGTAATACTGGGTGACAGCCACCTCCTCGGGAGGGGCCGCCCCCTCAGGCGCGATCCAGCCGATCTCCTCGCGGGTCTCGCGGATGGCGGCTTCGAGCGCACTCTCCGCACCGTCGAGCTTGCCACCAGGGAAGCACCAGGTTCCCCCATTGTACACCTTGTCAGGTCCGCGCTTGAGGAACAGTGCGAGCCCGTCAGGAGTGACGAGTCCGAGACCGGCGGCTTTCATCGTCCAAAAACCTTCTCAGGTCACAGGAACAAGCTCGACCGCCTGCTCAACAAGCACCGTACGCCGAAGCAGAACAAGGGCCAGATGACCGGCAGCGTATCCGTCGATCGCCATCTGCAGGATCACGCCGTCCGTAGGTACCCGCGGTGCGAGCAGGATCAGCACGTTTGCGCCGGTGGTCAAATCGAACGCCTGAACCAGGGTATCACCCGCGATCGTGCCCGAGGCGTTCAAAACAACCCCTGATGCAGTACCCGACGAAAGCGTGACTACAGTCATCACAGTCGCGTTCACGTATACCGCGGTCACGCAGTTCTCCTTGTCATAGCTATCCGGCAGCCCGATAGGTGACACACCGATTGCAAACTTTCCAATCGTACTGCTGGACATAAAGTTCAAGCCGCCTGGTGCACGATACTTTTTCTGACCAGGTCCGAACCCGCGTTCTCCGCCAGCCATGCAGACCAGAAAGCAGAGTCGACCGGAGTGATAGCGCCGTTGCCGGCGAGGCGGACTGGTGTGTACTGCGGAACCGCCGCCCTGCGGGTCAGCACACCCCTGACCTCGGTATGGGTCACGATCGTGTGCACATTGAGCACCACACCTTGCGGATGAGAGCAGCGGATGTTGACGTTTGCCAAGGTTCTATCCCCTTCTATCCAGGACGAAGTGATCGGCGACGCTGTCGGGATCCCAGGCACGCGCCGCGTTGCCTGACCAGGTCTTCGGACAGGCCTCGATCTCATGATCGCGGCGGCCGCAGTAGGTGCAGCAGAGGTGCAGGCGAGACGCGGACCCGCCGTGCGTTTTAGGGCACAGCCGCTCGCTGTGCCGACGAGATCCGCAGTAGGTGCAGTACATCAGCAGCCGAGGCAGATGCTCGGCGGTGCCGGATCAGCGACTGAGTCGAAAGGTCTGCGGAACGAAGCCAAACCCGCCTCCGACGAGCACCCGTTCGGCGACGACTAGAATGGCGATCAGGGCAAGCGCACCGATCACATAACGGATGGCAGCCTTCCAGGGATCGGGCGCGATGTTGTCGACCAGCATGAACAACAGGTAGACAACCAAACAAACAACGACCAGCCCGATACCGAACTCCAAGATACCGCCGGGGGTGACTGCAATCCCGCCGCCACCACCGAACAGCACAGCCTTGACCGCCAGCAGCAGAATAATAAGCGCAGCACCGCCGACGGCGTACCTCCCGATCTGCACGAAGAACGGGTCGAAGCCCGCGATCTTGTCGAGCGCGATCCAGATCAGCCCGACCAGGATGCCCAGCCCAACGATCGCGATGATGAAGTCCATAAGTCCGGCCGCCATGGTGTCAGTCTCCTCTACAGAGGGCCCCACCCACGGTAGAACGTTCGATTTTTGGCTGAGTGCGAGATCGCCAGGAGGCGATCAGTGGGTGGCAGGCGTGAGGATGCCGGGGAACAGGCCAGCCTGCTCCAGGATCCGCAGGAGAGCCACCTGCGCGTCTGCCGAGGAAACGCCCCTGGACCACACCGAGCGGTCCTGCATCACGGCCAGGAGCTCGATCGGGTCGAGGCCTCCGCGATCAGCAAGAACCTGCAGCGACTGACTGTGGTTCTTGACCGCCTGCGCCTCGTGCGCGGCGACCAGATCCCAGGGGAAGCCGATCAGAAGAACAGCGTGCCCAGCGCGGCACAAGGAAGACGCGTCATCCTTCAGGCTGTGCCCTGAGTACAGGATCGGAAACATTCGCGGGGTCATCAGCTGCTCCATGTAACACCGGCCGGGCGCCGGGCGTGTTCGCGATGGCGCCAGCCAGCATGTCCTCGAGCCGTTTCTTCTCCGACATGCGGTCCGCCAGCGGGTCCTTACGCGGGGGAGGCATGGGTGGTGCTGCTCGCATACTCGGTACCCGCGGCGTGCTGGTTGATCGACCAACAGGCGGGCCGGCGACAGGACGGTAAGGTGCGGGCCTCGGTGGCGCAGCAGGCACGACCTCGACAGTGCGACCCAAGACAGGGAGAGGTGGCTCCCTTGCGTCGGGCAAGCCGCAGACGTCCTTAACAGCCCTGACCACCCGCTCCAACACGGCCTCGTCCCACCAGCGAGAGGCGGCCTTGCGGATGTGGTTGTGGGTTGACTGCAGGTGAAAGATCTCCGGCCGCCGCGCGTGCACGGCCGCCGCGACCTGCTCAACGGGCACCAGCGGAAAGCAGATGGTCAACGCGTGGTGCGCATAGTGCCGACAGCGAACCGCTGCGTTCTTGTCGAAGCACAAGGCAGCCGACTCACCCGTCTCGTGCGCAGCCCTGACGATCGCGGTGCGCACGACCTTGTCTGACAACTCTGTAGATTCGTCGAGTGAACATTCCTGCTCAACCGGCGGCGAGGGCGCAGGTTCCTCTGCAGGTGCCGGGGCAGATTCCTCGACAGGCGCAACGACGTCACCCATACGCGCAGCCAACACCCCCTCGACAAAACCCAGGCGACGACCGACCTCAAACGAAAGTTCACGTGAGGCGTGAAGCACCTGCCGCAGCCCACCCGCCGAGCACGGTCCGGTAACGTCGAAGATCGCGGGCGTTTCGGTCACGCAGGAGTCGAGCTGCGCGAGAAGGGTTTCTGCTGACAAACCGGTTGTCACCCCGCATGCCTCCGGTTGATCTCCTTCATCTCGTCCAGAGTCGCGTACCCTCGCGCGAGGACCGAGCACTGGGCCCAGCCCAGCCAGCGGCCCATCTTCGCCGGGGACATCCCGCCCACCGCCATCTGCATGCGCATCTCGCGCAGATGAACGGCACCACACGGGTCACCCGGTTCCTGATCAGTCGCCGCTGGGTTCTCGTCTGACCACCGCTCAGCGCGGCGGCGCTCGTACAGAGCGACGGTCTCGTTCATAGCAGCCATCTGATCCATATCGATCACGTCCTGAACCAGCGTGTCGCCAGCAAACGCCAGAAGAAACCCCAGGTCCAGCGACTGTACCAAGGTGGCTCCTCGGAGTGCAGCCCGTCAGCACCACGATCGACCGTCCGGTAATAACCGTCTGGGGCCTTGAGAAGGGTCTCCAGTTCGACCAGAGATACAGTCTTGCCGGATGACATCTTTCGACGGACTGATGGGTCGTCCTGCATCATGATCACATCCCGGGTATGACGGGGCGGCTGGTGCATTTGCACTCGATCAGCTCGCCCGGGAACACATATCGCTTCTCTGTGCTGTCCCACATACCCTGCGAAAGTTTGTACCGCTTGCCCGACATCCGCACATGCGCCGGGCGCGGGTGTCGGCCGCCACCGGAGTGGATCCAGATCGCCTCCGCCATACCGAGGCCGATCTGGCGCGCGCGCTGCAGGGCACCGGTCGCCTTGTTGTTCTGGTCGCGCGCGATCAGCTCCGCGCGGCGCCGGGTCACAGCGAAGTTCTTCTGCAGATCTTTCGTCAACTGCTGCAGATCGCGGCCCGTCTGCACGGATCGCATGACCAGGCCCTCGATCTTGGCGAAGTGCTGCTGCGGGATCGACCTGATCAGGGACACGTTCTCCCGCACGGTCGCCGCGAACACGTCCCGCATCGCGGGGGTCATCTTAAACTCGACTGTAAACCCCGAGTCCTTCAAGATCTTGTGCAGATGCTTGTCGGACCGCTGCATGATATCCGTCGCGAAGTAGCGCGCCAGCTGCGGGGCCGCGGCGTTGAAGCGCTTCTGCCATCGCCGCACCAGCTTCCTGATCGCGGCCGACAGCGCGTGCGCCGGCGAGGCGTCCTGCGCGAGTACAGGGGTATCGGCCCGGTAGGCGGCTCGCAGCCACCAGATCACGCTGCAATGCATCTCGCGGATCAGACACTTGAGCTTCTTGCGGTACCAGGCCTCTAGCGCGGCGCTGGCGTGCTGCGGCCGACAGATAACCTCAGGCCGCGCGAGCATGATCCAATGACTCGAACTGCTGATTAGCCCGAACGTAGAGAGGATGGCGCGGGTGACCCCGCTCTGTCCTGCCCAGGCACACCAGTGCTGCACACTCGTCGCGCAGGATCGCGAGAGCGCGTGCGTCCGCATCCAGGAGCTCACCGCGGGTGCCCCACGCGCAGACAGTAGGATACGCCTGCCGCTGACGTGCGGCGTAGCGCAGCGCCTTATCGTTACCAGGCCCGAAGGGATCGGTGGCGCACAGCAAGGCCTTGGGGTTGGTAGCGCGCAGCCCGAACAGATTGACGACAAGCAGGCCGGCAGCGCCCTCGCGCCGGGCGAAGCCGATGCAGCGACGGATCGTCGCGTCGTCCTCCGCAGCGTCGGCTGTCGAGGGGTTCAGCATGATAAACGTCATGAGTGATCCGATCGACCACCGGCGGGTCAGCGTGTAGCGATACCGCCCGCAGTCCGAGATGTCGGCCGTACGGATAATCACCGAGGATCTCCGGGCGACAGACCGAGCGGGTCCTCACCGTAATCGTCGTTCTTGTCGTCCTCGACAAGATTGGTGACCTTAATGCAAACCTCCTCACCGCCGAAGTCTACCGCGGCAAACGCGACAAAATTGTGGTTCAACAAACGGGTGACGGTAACCTTAGTACCCTTAGGCAAAGTTAGACCGCTGTGACTCAGCTTGACATCCGCGGTTAGAACCATCGTCTTGCCGACCAGCGAACTGGTTGAGCCCGGCAGACCAACCGGGCGGGCACCGGGAGGAATGGTGCCTGCAGCGAGCGTAGCCCGACGCGCGTCGATCTGCTCCACCGCGTGAGCGGCGAGCTGTTCCCAAAGTTCCGCGGCACCCATCCGCTGCGTGCTGAGCTGTCGGAACCGCTGGAACAGCGCCTCACCCAAGCGCTGGTAGGAGATGTCTTCCTTCTTGTCCATCACTTCGCCTCGAAGATCTCGCACCAGCCCGCGGGGTCGATCTTGTCCTGCACGGCCGTGCATGTGCCCGGATCGGAGGCGTCCTCGGCAGCGCGCACGAACATCGTGCACTTCTCGCAGCGCTGACCGCGGGGCCTGTCTCGTCCTGGCCCCACATACCCGACCTGCTCCTGCGACTGCTTGTCGTCCTGATCCGCGTCTGCATCTGCTGGGTCAAAACCCAGCATGGCAACAACATCCGCCGGGCTCTCACCAAGCTGCGCATCGTCGTCGGCACCCACGTCGCTGCCCCGCCAGTTCGGCAGGATCGTGGTGTCGGCCTTGCGGAAGCGCACCTGCACCAGATCGTCGCTCACAGACCGGACCTCCACTCAGCAAACACGGACGGGTTGATGTAGGACTGCAGGGCCACGACAGGAGTGTTACCCAGCTTGCGGGAGACCTCGCGCGCCACCTCGGTGACCGCCTTCTTGTACTCCTTTTCGCTGGTAGGCGCCTTGCGCTCAGCGACAGCCCGCATCGCCTCTTTCGTGCCCAGCAGGGTGCGGAAGTCCTTCGTCTTGAACCCGCCGCCGTCGAACGAGTGGACATGATCTAGCAGGTTCTTCTCGCTGATCGGGAACAACTGCCCGCTGGCACCAGCCTTCTTCTTGCGCGCGATCAGCATCTTCTTGACAGCTGCGTCCTCGACCGGGATCGCGAGGTCTACGCCCTTCTTGCCGGTGAACCGCAGGGTGACTGAACCGTCGGGGGCGACGTCCACGTGGCGGCCTTCCAGCGTCGTCGCGCCGTAGGCGCGCTTCTCGGCACCGGTGTCGTCCTCGCTGCCGGGCCTGATGCCTGTCTGCATGATCAACATAGTGCAGTCGGCGGCGGCCCGCACCTTCGCGTCCTTCGACTGCCGCGCCTTCTCATTCTCGGCGACGACGCCGTCAAACTTGCGGTTCAACTCCTCGATCCGCGCAAACTTGGCGGCCGCCTGCTTCTCCGAGTGCGCTAGCGAGTACACGGCCTGCCGGCGACCCTTGGCATCCTTACCGGTCACCAGCAGGTTCGCCTTCGGATCGGGGTTGTAGGTCACATCGGTCCAGGCCGGCGGGATCCGCAGGGCCGCGATGTGCGGGGGAAGGGGGCCGCCGGTTGCCGAGACACGCCTACCACCCTCGACCTTGGTTGCCTGGTGCGCTGTCTGCGTACCGGCGGCCTTCACGCCACCTCCGCCGCCTGACGAGCTGAACTTGCCATCGTCGTCGCGCGGGTGTTCCGACTCCTTGAAGTCCGAGTCCTGCGCACCAGCATGAGGCTTGCGGACCATCGGGATCTCCAGATCTTCCTCGTCCAGATCCCCTTTGGGCTCGTAGCCGTGCCGTTTGTAGAACTCCACCAGCCGGTCCTGCTGCTTGCGAAAAGCCGCCTCGTTCGCAGGACTGGGGTCGAGCTCCACCTTCTCTGTCTCAGGACCCTGGTAGGCTGCGATCAGGCGAACCTCCCGCCCTGTCTGATCCGCGACCGTGTTCAACTGCTTCAAGATGGTGGCACCGTCACCGCTCCCGGGATTCTTGGCGAAGATGCCACGAAGCTCGATGTGGTCCGGGTGCTGCACCAGATTCAAGGTGACGTCCTGACCACGCGCGTACTTAGCCAACCGGTCAAGGGTCGACTTTTCTGAGCGCAGCTGAGGTGGTGTCAGGCTCTTCGCCTTGCTGCCGCCACCTGACCCGAACTTGCCGTCCGGCGCACGCGGGTGATCCGACTCCTTGAAGTCCGAATCCATACCGTGGAGCTCGGGCAGCAAACCCTCTTTCGCAACGCGCTTGGCAATCTGCTCATCGGTCAAATCAGGGTTTTCGCGCGCAAGCTTCTTACCCCGAACAATAGCAACGTCCAGCATCTCCTTATTCTTCTTTGCAGCCAAAGCCCGGTGGCGACCATCATGCAAACCCACCTGAAGCTTACCGCCAGGCCCCTCCTTTGCCGAGAGCATAGGTTTACTAGTCCAGCCCGCTTGCCCGATACCCGCCAGATTGTCCACCTTATCTGGATCCGCAACAGGGCCACCGTGATGGCCGAAAGGAACAGCCAACTGCAGGTAATCATCAGGGTGCATCCTGACAACGTTTCCACCGACGTGGGAAAATTTACCACTGTCGTCGCGCGGGTGATCAGACTCCTTGAACTCCGCGCTGTCGCGCGCACCGTCAAAAGGGCCGCGGTCCCCATCCTCCGTGCCGCGTCCGCGCGATCTGCCGCGGCCTGCGCGTCGGTCCTGCCGACCCCCACCATCACCACCGCGATCCCGCGGACGAGGCCCGTCTCTGCGCGCCTCGCGCGGATCGGGTTCCTCACCAAGTTCGGAGAGCGCCGGGGCTTCATCATCGTCGGGACCACCTGTCGGATCGCCCTCACCTTCGGCCGGCGCCTCCGGCACCTCCTCGGCGTTGAGAGGCACCTCATCCTCATCGAGGGATGCATAGGGCGTGTCAGGATCGGCGGCGAGCTTCCTGCGCGCTTCGGCGTTTGTGATAACACCAGCGCCAATCAAAGCAACGTCCGTCTCGGCGTCGGTCTTGCGCTTGGTCGCCGCCTGCAGCTCGTCCAGCGAGTAGAGCGGGACCCAGACGTGCTTGATCGTCGGGTCGATCTCGCCCCACAGGGAGAGCTGCGCGAAGTCCAACACTGTACGAAGCGGGGTATCGAACAAGTTGCGCTGCATCGCGTGGATGGTGTCGTAGAAGGTCCTGATCTCGCCTTCGCTGGAAGCGTTGAGACCCGCCGGCTGGATACCGAGCAGCTTGACGATCGGGATACCGGAGACCGCCGCCATGTGCTCCTGCGACTGCGCCTGCAGTGCGTCCAAGGTGCCAAGCGGGATCGCGTTAGAAAAGAAGTCCTCGGTATCCATATCAAGGAGCATCAGCCCCTTGTTGTTTCGGCAGTTAGCAAAAAACTCGGCCCTGATCTGAAGGTCGTCCCCGTCCGGTTGCATCAGGGTGGACAGGTTCGTCTTGACACCGGAGGTGGAGAACCCAACGATCGTCTCGGCGACCGCCTGCCGGATGCGAAGCCAGTTGTCAACGTAGGGCTTCGCCATCTGCGACATGGACAGCCCGCCGAACGAGTAGGCGGGTTTGAGCATGTCAGGGACGGGCCGCGAGATCAGGGTCAGCAGACGCGAGGCGTGGACCTCGGTGCCCATGACGATCCAGCGGGTCGGAACGTACCAGTCGTCGCGCAGCGGGTTGTTGCTGTTGTACTGGGTCGGGTAGACCCAGACAGCCTCGATCACCTTGATCCGGCGCAGCTTGCCGCGCTTCATCTTGTTGATCGAGGCGTCGTCGGACCCGGTGCCCAGATTCGTCTTCAGCTCTTCCGGATTGTCGGTGTCGCCGGTATCCAGGTACAAGTGCGATCGACCCATGTAGCCGTCGAACTCAGCGTGCCGGCGAAAAGCGTCCTGCACCTTAAGCCGCTCGAGCTCGTCGCCGAGCTGCTTGATCTTCGCCGCGGTACGCGGGTCCTGCTCCCCGTCGGTGGTGAGCCTGATCCACTTGCGTGTCATCTCCAGCGCCAGCACCTCGGACAGGCGGCGGTACTCCGGGCGTTGCGCCAGCAACGACAGGTACGCATATCCGAGGAAGGTGAGCCCCTCCGCGAACGAGGAGGTCATCGCGGTCGCGACAAGCGAACCGGCGGCCCAGCTCTGCACCTCCGAAAGCTCGGTGTCCTGCGCCAGACCGCCGCTTGACGGGGTCACCTCCGAAGGATGTTCCGGGAAGGTGAACGGATTGGGCAGCACGTCGGACGGCCGCCTCTGCGCCGCCCACATGCGGGCAGACATAGGTATGCGACCACGCGGACGGACGCGCGACAGGGACCGCTTGCGCGGTCCTGACTTCTTCGCTGATGCCATCAATCCGTTTCCGGGTGTCCGCGCGACAGGCGCTGGAACGCCGTAAAGCGCGGCTGTGGGGGCTGCTGAGGCGGTTTTTTGGGCCTGGCCTGTAGGGGGGTGGCGCCCGCACCCCCTGCCGACCCAGCGATCTGATGCACCCGCTTCTCGCGCTCGTCGGCCAACGCGTCGACTATACAGCCGCGCGCCCAGTCCGACACGGTGCCGCCGGCGGCAGCAGCGTACCGCTGCAGCGCAAGATAGTCAGCCGAGATCAGACTGACCTTCACCGAGCAGCAATGAGTCGGTTGGCTCATCGACCCAACCCGCGCGACCAGGCAAGCGCCGACTGCGAGATCTTGACGGCGCCGGGGAACGACAGCGGGAAGTAGTTCATGATCACACTGTCTCCTACGTTAGGAGATGGCATGCCGTCCGGCTTCTTGTTCACGACCTGCTTGAGCCGCGCACCCTGACCCATCGTCACCTGGCACAGCTCCTTCTCGATCTTGCGCAAGAGCGGGATGCGCGAGTCGATCGAGATCAGATCCTCGACCTGCCAGCGAAAGTTCGGGTCGTTGACAGCGCGCCACGTCCTCTCGAAGCGCCGGGCCACGTTGAACCAGGCCTGCGCCTTGAGGTTGGCGAAGAACTCTTCGTTGGTCGGCAGCTTCTCGCGCGGGTCGCGACCGTCCGACTGCACGATCGGCTTGTTGGGATCCACGACCGAGGCTCCCGCGTGCCAAGGGATCAAACGCAGACCACGCGGCATCGCCTCCTCGTCCTGCAACCTGTTGCCCTCTGACCGCACGTTGGTACCCAAGCCGATCACGTCGTAACGCAGCTCGCAGGGCAGATGGGCACCTGATAACTGGAAGGCGCGGCGGGCCGTCACGCCCGGGTCGCGTGCCCCCCATTCCTCGGCCTCGCGCAGGATGACACCCTGCCGTCCGGTCCAGGCATTGGTGTCACCCTCCTCGGCGTCGGCGACATCGAGCGCTGTGCACCAGCGACCGGTCTCCTCAAACCCCAGCTTGATATGCGCGTCAATCGCCGCCTGCACCCAGGCGCGTTTGATAACGACACCTTCCTGGGTCGCGAAGTAGTCACGGTCGATCTCACGGGCGAAAACGGTCGTAAGACCCTCCTCCTCGGCCCGCTTCTTCTTGAGATCGTACCACTCCTGGGTCTTCTCCGGGTGGTCGCGCCAGTCGAACACAAATACCCGAGTCTTACCACGCGGTATGTCGGCACCCGGGTACCAATCGACCCCCGCCTCACGCCGCCTATGAAACACGTTACCAGGCTTGTCAACCGACGAGATGTCGATGCGACATCGGGTCGTCTCCGATAGAGCAGCCTCGGCCATCTCGGGATGAGTAACGTGCGCTGCCTCGTCGAAGAAGTAGATCAGCTTGCGCCCTCCACGACCGATGTTATCACCGATATCGCCAGTGATCGTAGCATCGTTCTCCGGATTAACGATGCGCATGAACGACATGTCGTTCGCCACCGAGAACCCCCGCGGCAGAAACTCGGGCGGCCAGTTGCGGATGATGATCCGCATCTTCTCGAAGATCGCATCAGGATCACCGATCTTGTCAACCAGGTCCTGCTCACGTGAGCCCCAGCCGATACTAGCACCCCGCCAGTAACGCCACAGCCAGGTTGATATGCCGCAACACAGCCAGGTCGCGCCCACCTCACGCGTCTTCTCTGACAGACCGTTCTCCTGCGGGCGCAGGCAAGCCTCGACAACAAACTCGATGAACTCCTCCTGCCGCTGGTACAGAATGAAGGGCATCGTCGGCGGCCGGCCCGAGATCGCGAGTCGAGGGTCGTAGGTCGTGCACCAATGATTAATGAAGTCGACCGGGCGGTCCTTGTAGTACTCCAGCGCGCCCACGATCAGGGACGGATCAGAGCGCAGACGAAGGATCTGCTGCTGCCGCCAAGCCAGGACCGACACGTAGTCCGGCGGCCAGGTCAAGTTGTAGGGCGGCCGGATGGTCTGAGGTAGCGGATAGGCAACCTGGGTGGGCAGCACGCGGGCCGTCATGAAGATTCCTTGCTCAAGGCGTGCTCGACCTCGGCGTCCAGCCAGGCGAGAAAGCGGGTGGGTGCCGCCGTCGCCCAGTACAACGCGACAGCCGGCATGGTCTTGAGATCAAAATTTAGTGGGCACGACTCGAGTGCCGCGCGACTGCGCGGATGCATGCTGTCGTAGAGGTCCATCTCGGACAGGCCCTGGTAGCGCACCGCACGACGACGGGTCGCAAGTCCTGACCGCTGCCTCCGCAGATCATCCGGGTCCCGCCTTCGCGCCTTGGTCGTGCAGTAACAAGTAACAGGGATGGCTCGCACCTCAGGCTGGTGCGTATCGCTCACGCTGTCGTCCTCGCAGAGCTGAGGGTAACGCCGCACACCGCGGCAAGCTCGGCGATCCGAATGTGCATCTGCCAGCAAAGCTCCGCCTGCTGCTCGGTCATGGCCTTACCGCAGCTATCACACGCAAATCCCCGCACACGGCAGCATACAACCGGACCGAGGTGAACACGACCGCAGGCCATCAGTTGATCTCGCTCTCTGACGAGGCGGGCTCGTTGTCGATAGTAATCGGCGGCAGCAGGGCCGAGGGATGTGCCATCAGGGTGTCGCGGTAGGCGGCAACCGCCTCCTGCGCTGTCATCGCCTGAGTGATGGGCGTCAGATCGAGGATCTTCGCCTGAATCTGCAGCGGCAGGAGCTTGCCGAGTAGCATGCCGAACACCTTCGGCTCGAACTTGGCGAGACGGACCATGTAACCGACCAGCCCACCGGCGCCCTTGCCGTCCTCGCCGACCAGCTCGGCGGCCTCGGCGATCGCGTCGCGGACAAGACGGGTCATCTTGTTAGGCACGCCGGGCTCCCGCCCGCGATGCTTAGTATGCCCCGGCTCCCAGATGGCACTGCCATCCGGGCGGCGTTCACGCTTTGGTAGAACACGCTTCATCTTTCAGCTAGACTCAATACTCATTTGGAGGAACGAAGCAGAAAACCTCAGCCGTCGCGGCCGAGAATCCCCCGGACGCCCCCGGCAACTCGTGACAGATCACAGCCTCGCCGGTCGGGTTGTTCTTGCCGCGAAGGATGGTGGAATCAGGCACCTTGACCCAACCGAGCAGATCCCAGCGCTTCACGACCTGGATCCGCCCACCGTCGTCGGCGGCATAAGTGTCGTTCGGCTTGCCGACCCGCGCCCACCAATCACCGGCCCTGATCTCGGCCTCGGTCGTGTGGCAGTCGGTCTTGTTACAGCAGCCCCGCGAGCTATCACCCGGCCGCGTCAAGGACTGATACCAAGAGTCGTGCATGGTGTGCTGATCGTGCGCAAGTACTGGTGACGCCGACAAGATGACGGCGGCAGCAAAAAGGTGCCACCGCATCAGACCGGCCTCCAGCCGACAAACTGATCGTCGCGAAAGCCCCCGTGACCGACAGGGGCCGCCACGTTCCAGCCGAGGTCCTTGCCGTCGTCCATCAGGCCGGGGTTGCGACCGACGAACACCACGCCCTTCCAGTGATCCGGGACGTCCCCCTCGCGGAGCTTGAGCAGCACCGGGGTACCATCCTTCGGCGCCTCGGACATAGGCCGATACAGGACGCTATCGGCGTTCGACAGCACCTGGTTGCGCTCTTTCTGGATCCGCATCCAGTGCTCGTAGAGCGGCTCGGTCAGGTGCGGCCTGCCGTCCTTCGTGTCCCAGGCGGACCCGTCGAGAACCAGGGAGGCCTCCCAAGCCTCGTACATCCTGATGACCGAGACCAGGTTGGCCGCGAAGTTGGTGACCTTCTCCGCGATGCCCTGCATGGCCGCCGCCTCAACCTCCTTGAGCTGGGCGCGTGCTTGCAGGATCTGCATCTGTGTTTTCTGGATCTTCAGGGCGGAGTGGCAATCCCGCGACACTACGTCAGACAAGATAGCCAACTGAGAGATTAGCGTGGTGATCTGTTCCGGAGTCATGCGCCAACACCAAAAACGAGAACCCCAAGAGCAGGGCCTCTCTTTGATGCTGTCATACCGCGGCGGGTGGGGATTCCAGATCCTCAAGATCAACTACACATGGAGCGTCAGCGATACCCTGCGCAACCACCCAAGCCGAGACGATATCGTGCAGGCGCTGCGAAAGATCGGCATCGTCACCGAGGGCATCGAGGAATGAAACATCTGCATCGTCCGGGCACAGGGCCTCTGACTGCGCCGACCAGGTGAAAACCCGCACCGCGACATCGTCGCGCCCGTGTCGACGACAGGCCTCGGCCACAGCCTTGCACAGCAACTTTTCCATGTGCGCGCAACTGGCCTGTACCCAGAGCGCGTCGAAAACCTCACCGTCGAAATCGCTGTCAGAGTTCGCACCCTCCAGCACCCAGACCAAGTGCATGTCAAGACCGCATCGCGCACTGTCATCGGCGAGCCAGGTAGCGACGTCGTCAGCCATATCGTCAGGTATGCACATCTCGCGCGGCACGCACCAGGCGGTTGCGGCGGGTTCACCAAGCTCCTCCAGCGCCGCTGCCTGCGCCTCCTCGCGGCTCTCAAAAGGACCCTGCCAGCACGACTCACCCTCAAAACCCCACCACCCGGATCGCCGGGCAGTAGGGACGGCCGCGGTTCCGGGTGGTGGGAAGTGGTCGGGGGCAGGGAGATGGGGGAGGAGGGGCTCACCACCCACCGACAAAGCCACCAGGGCGGTGGCAGAGGAACCAGCAATGAACTCGCGGCGGTTCACCACCACAACCTTCTACGAAAAAGAGGACCACCAAGTGCTGGTCTCAGGATGTCCAGCAGAACCGGATCGATCAGGGTCGTGCGAAGAGGTGGTACCGACCCGTGCCGGGGGACCTGCTGCTGTACCGGTCTGTCGCGTCCGCAGCGAGGGCAATGCTCGTGATGCGCTAGTACCGATGCCTCGCAAGGTACGCAGCGCCAGGTCATGCGTGACTCGGGCGGCGCAGTGGGTGCTGACCTGCGTTTGAAATCCATCAATCGGGGACCTTGCAGGCCGGGTGCAGCGGGCCGGCGCGATTCGCCAGCTCCTGCACGTCCTTGGCGTACTCGGCATCTCCGGACTCGGCCCCCGGCCGCGGCGTAGGCCGTCAGTGCAGCCCGCGCGTAGTTGTCCTTGAGCATAATCACGAAGTGCTCGTTGCGACCACCGGGCTCGTCACCCTCGACCCACCGCTCCTTGCGATTGTCGTATACGCGGTACTTGCCTTTGCCGTCACGCTGGTTGCGAAGGAGGCGTGTCATCTGAAAGGGTCTCTTTTTGTGCTACCGCACCCCCGGTTACCCGGGAGGCGGCCTTCACAGGAACATACCTCGGGACGGCCCGTACTCAGGCGGCCACGAGATCTCCCCGATTGACGGTTACCGCCAATCGATCAAAAAGTACACGTACACGCTGCCGACCTGACATGCCAGCATGAACCCCAACCTGATCCTTCATAGGACCTGAGGTGATGCGCACGGCCTGACCAGGTACCGGGTCGATATGCAGCCACATGATCTTGTCTTCACCCTCACGCGAGCGAAGCTCGGTCACCAAGTGCTCCGGAACCACGATCGGCGACTCGCCGCAGAGCACCGGCCCCGCGACGCCGAAGGTCCCGCGCAAAAAGTACCACTGACCGGGGGTACGAACAAAAATGTAGGTGGGGAAGAGAGCGATCGGTCGGCCCAGGGGCCTTGTGCCGCGGATACGCTGGCATCGAGGGAAGTAGACCTCGTATCCCTGCCTCACACAGTTGGTGGCGGCCCAAGCCTCTCTCTTTGGCTGACTCCGTACAAGAATCCACTGACCCGTGCTACCCATGAGCGCGGATGTTAGGTCAACAGATCCCGCTTGTCAAAGCCCGGGGAGCTCGGAGATGACCTCAGTAACCGTATCGAGGACTGAATCCAGCTCGCTAACCATCGTGCAATACGGCGGCGCCAGCAAAATAAAGTTACCCTGTCCCTCGACCGTACCACCCTCGGTGTAGGCCATGATCCCGCGCTTTCGCAGGGCGGCGCGCGCCACCATATGCAACCCGGGCACCGTCGGATCAAGATGGATGCCCCGCAGTAGACCGAGCCCGGTAACGGCGCTGATCCCGGTTGCCTTGCGCAACTCAGGCGCCTTCTGATCGAGATGATCCATCAACGCGCCTATACAGCCCCCCATCTTCGCCTGCCGATAAAGGGACTGAGTTGTAAGCGCCACCCCGCAGCCTACCGGGTGGTTCTGATTGGTACTAGTATGACCCAGGCGATGGTCGCGCAAGGCCGCGGTGAGGCGTTCTGACAGGCAAACAGCAGAGAGCGGGAAGTAACCGCCGGTGAGACCCTTGCCGGTGACCACTATGTCCGGGTCCGCCTCGTCACCGCCGAGCGCACGGTGCGCGAACATGCTGCCGGTGCGCCAGTTGCCGCACAGGATCTCGTCGTAGATCAGCACCGCCCCGGCCTCCCGGCAGGTGTCAGCAAGACCAACCAGGTACCTCTTGTCCGGCGCAGAGATGCCGATCGCTGTTCCCCCGACCGGTTCAGCGACCACGACCGAGCGCTGGCCAGTCTGCAGTTGGTATGACAGCGAATTTAGGGCAGAGCTTCGATACAGATCACGCTCGCCAACTGGCGTACCCGGGTGCGGCGAATAGGCCATGAACCGACCGACGTCGATACCGGAGATCTCGGCCGCGACGGCCCACTTGCGCGGGTGATCACCGAGCGCTAGCGTGAACAAGGACGCGCCGTGATAGGAGTACTGACGCCCGACGTAGCGAACCCGCCCGATACCCGACATCGTCAGGTGCAGGTACTGGGTTGCCAGCTTGCAGGCCGCCTCGACGGCCTCCGCCCCACCCGAAAAGAAAGTGACCCCACCGCCGACGAAGGCCGGACCCAGATTGGACAACAGATCCTCAGCCAAGAGCGCGGCGGCCGAGGTGAAGCACTGCGCAGCATGCGCATAACCGAGCTCACGCGACCACGAGGCCATGCTGCGTGCGATCTCGGGGTGACCTAGACCCAGGCAGGCGACGCCAGCACCTGAGGACAGGTCGAAGTACGTACCGTTGATCCACGACCCACCACCGTGCCGGGCCTGAACAGGTGGAAAGCCCGGGTCACGCTGCAATAGAACTGAGTTCGTCACGCCATCGCCTCCTTGCGCATGCGGTAACCGTTGCGTGAGGCCCAGGCCCTGACGTCCGCGGGGATGAAGCGCACCGCCGGCCGCGCGGCACCTTTGATCACGACGGCCGGCAACCCGCGATCGCGCCGCCACAGGTAGATCGTCATGGGAGTACGGTTGAAGAGCACGGCCAGATCCCTGGTCGTCCACAGCTCCTGGGTCTTCCTTTGCAGCGTGGCGCTGCCCCGCATCTTTGCCGACCTCTCTTGTGCCTAGTGCAACGCATAGCCCTGACATACCCCGCATAACACATTTTCGCGGTGCTCGCCAGCGTGGTATGCAATAGGTTGCGAGAATATCACATAGCCAGCCCCGACCATAGGGGACGTGCCGCGGGAACATGACCGCGGGGGAACAAGCCGGAGGGCACCGGTCTCTTCTCTCGAAACCCTCAGTGACTGAGCGCAGAAGAGAGAGGACCGGGCCGACCTGACAGTCCCGATTGGTCTCAGCTGGCTCTGCCCGAGTAAAAGGCTACAGGTTGGGAGCGTCGATAGCCTAGGACCGGTTGAACGCGGAAGGTCCTGACGCACAGCAAAGCGCTGTTAAAAGTTTCGCGAGTTCACCGAGAGTGACAGGCCGAAAAGGTCAACCCCCCATTCTCACGAATGGGGGTTTTGTACCTCAAGCTCAAGAACCGAAAGGTCAAACATGAGTAGGAAGTCAAGAAGACAAAGGCACCAACGATTCATAACTATGCTAACTACTGCTTGCAACGACTATCTTCAGGCTAAAGGTATATCAATCAAGAACTCTTCCTACCAAGAGATGGTCCTGCCGCTAGAGTCCTTGGCAAAGATCACACCACCTGATCCAGGCACTCCTTATTCCTCACTGCGCACTCGGGTCATTGTCGCTGCTCTTACATTACGTTTGATACCGTTATCGAGAATTTCAAAAAGGATCCGAGAAGGGATCCCTGTTTTGCCCCGAACACGCGCAGAGGATAAGCGCGGCTTTTTTGCCAGCCTTTCGTGGAAAAAGTTACGCTACGATACTTTAGTGCGATACGGGCCATCCTGCCAAGCCTGCGGATCCAAAAAGCATATCCAGGTCGATCACATCAAACCAGTATCCAGGTACTGGGAACTACGCCTTGACCCGGAGAACGTGCAGGTTCTGTGCGCAGCCTGCAACATGGGTAAACTAAACCGAGATGAGACTGACTGGCGTCAAAAAGCCGGTGCACAAGTCAGTACATGGAGCCGATTTAAGAGTCTACCCAACTTCTCAAATCCCGAACTTGCAACTAGGCGGGCAGCACGATTTCCTGACTTAAGTTATTGGAGAACAGCGGCCAAGTCCAAGCGTAGACGCGGCTGGGCGGGATCGTCGCGATCCGCCGTGGTAATGTCATCGATGCGATCTGAGATTACATCCAACAGGAGTTGAAAGACCATGACAAAGAAGAGCAGGCAACCTAGCCCGGTCGACGTCGCGATCGGCAGGCGGGTGCGACTGATGCGGCAGCAGGCGAGCATGTCACAGACGACACTCGGCGAGATGCTGGGTGTGACCTTCCAGCAGATCCAGAAGTACGAGAAGGGCACCAACCGCCTCGCCGGCTCCCGACTGACCCAGATCGCCGAGGTGTTCAAGTGCGACGTCAACAAGCTGTTCTCCGACGTTGACGTGCCGGGCAACGGTGGGCTGGTTGCACCCACTGACTGGATCGTCGACCTCGCGACCAGCAGTACCGCCATGCGTCAGCTTCTCGCGCATCTGGCCACGATCCGCGACGACCACGATCTTGTCGCGTCGCTCCGGGACGTCGCCGCGAAGCTCGCCGGGGTGTCGGCGTGAACCTGCAGCAGGTGCTGGACGCACTGGCCCTGCTGACAGCAGACGAGTGCGAGGTCGTGCGGCGGCGGTCGGCAGCGCTCGCCGCGCTCGGCGGTGCTGTTCCTGGAACTACGGTTGCCTCGGCGGTGCAGGTCGACACAGGCGACGACGCACTGATCCTGTCGTGCATCGTCGACGTGTGCCGCGACGTCGACAGGACGCCGGCCTCTGTCCTACGGGCCGGCCGCGAGTACCGCGAGTTCACAAACAAGGTGCGCTACGTCTGCGCAGCGCTCCGCGATACGCAGGCCGGCATGACGCGCACGCAGTTTCAGGTGGTCCTGACGCTCGGTATCAGGCTCCTGCGTCAGAACATGGAGGAGCTGTCCCTGCCTGTCGGGTCCCGCACCATGATGCGGCAAGTGCACAGGATACCTGGTGTTGTCGATCGATCATTTCCAGGCTACATCGGTGCCGGGCTGCTGCACAAGCTCGCGCGCTCGCAGGACAGGAGTGCTTGAAGGTTGTCCCGCCACCTGACCACCTGGAAGAGCCATGCAACGCCCAGCGAGCTGCGGGTGGTGAGCGTCCTCGAGAAGGACATCGACGAGCTGCGCGCGCTGCTGGCCGATCTGCAGTACAAACAAAGATGCCTACGCAGGTCGATACGCAAGGCAGAGTACCGCGGCGGCCTGCTGATCAGGATAGCCAAGATCCGGGCAGAACTGCAGGTGTTAACAACCGAGCGAAGATCGCGGGTACTCCGCATCTACCAAAGACGGCGGTACCGACCTCACCCTCGAACTGACGGTATGTCGAATTGTCAGAAGGGATTACCAGATGCGAGACAAGCCGCCGGCGCTACTGGAAGCAGGCCGGATCAGATCGGGTGAGATAGCAAGCCCGCGGGGCCTCATGTGCGGGACCTTCCGGCTGCGCGGGCCGAAGCACCTCCTGCATGTTATCTCGTCCGGCTTCGCTGTAACCGAGGTGTCTGCCGGCTGGGAACACGTCTCGGTCAGCGCGCAGCACGCCTGCCCAAGCTGGGCCGACATGTGCTGGGTCAAGAATCTGTTCTGGTCTGAGGAGGAGCTGGTTGTACAGTTCCACCCGCCGCGATCCGAGTACGTCAACAATCATCCGAACTGTCTGCACCTATGGTCGCGCGCGGACGGCAGCATCCCGCTGCCTCCCTCGATCCTGGTCGGGCTGAAGGAGAGACCGTGAAGAAGATCCTACGCATCTACGGCCCGGTATTTGACCTGGGCAACGGTGTCGAGTTCAAGCCCTTCGAGACACACGAGGTCAACGACACCAACCCGTTCTTCGACCAGATTCTCGCTGTGGTCCGCGTATCTAGTTTGGCTTACAACGTAATGGAGCTGCGCGAGGCGGTGGTCGAGTACCGCGATCCGCGACATCTGCCGAAGGAGGGGTCATGAGCATCGAACCGATCTACCTAGAGCTCGCCGCGCGGATCCGCAAGCGCCGTGAGAAGATCTGTATGACCCAGGCTGATCTCGCCGCGAAGCTCAACCTGCACAGGGTCACTGTCACCAACGTCGAGGCGGGTCGCCAGCGGATCATGATCCACCAGCTGCCGACGATCGCCGGCGCGCTCGGCACAACCGTGTCTAAGCTGATGAAAGGTCTTTTCTGGTCATGACAGTTGTCATCAATCGCGACGTCAACGCGCGGCGAAAGGACTACAGGCACTTGGGCAACGGGCAGGTGCTTGTCACCAGCATCTTTCCGACGCTTCAAGGCGAAGGACCATTCGCCGGGCGGTCCGCAGTGTTCGTCCGGCTTGCTGGCTGCAACCTGGGTGCCAAGAAGAGCTGCCCCTGGTGTGATACGTCCTTCACCCTCAGTAAGGGCGAACGAATGCTGGACCATGAGGTTGAGTACAGGGCTCGCTGCAAGCTGCGGCCCAACTGCCCACCGACAGATCGACTCATGGTACTGACCGGCGGCGAGCCTTTGATGCAGCCTAGCGCCGCGATACTGATCAACTATTTTCTGGAGAAGCGCTGGCAGGTGCAGGTCGAGACCAACGGCTACTTCTGGTCGGAAGATCTCGAGATGCTGGCCGCGCACTGGAGGCAAGACTTTACAGTCGTGCTGTCACCGAAGGTTGCACAGGACGGCAAATACCCGAAGATGGGCCGTGCTCTGCTGGCCGCCGCATGCCTCAAGATCCTGGTCGACGCCGATCCCGACTCGCTCTACCACAAGGTGCCGGACTTTGCCGACTACTTCGCGCAGACGACGGGCCGACCCGTCTACGTGTCGCCGATCAACCACTACCTGCGCGCTCCGATGGAGGGTGAGGTCGCTTCGTTCTGGTCACGGCACCCCCATAAGTACGATCTGTTTGACTGGGAGCGCTGCCAAAAGAACCACGAGTACGCAGCCGTACTGGCGATGGAACGCGGCTATCGCCTGTCCCTGCAGACGCACCTATTCGCCGCGGTGGAGTGAGGGTTTCATGGATCACGAGAACGACACCCTACGATGCCTGTTCCTCAACGGGCCGACGATGGGCGGCGACATGCCGTCCAAGCAGCAGCGTGACGACCTGATCAACCGCGGGCTCGCCTATCGCTACAACGGCTGGACGCAGTTGACCGAGGCCGGTATGCAGACCTGTCTCGGTATCGGCATGGGCATCGACAAGGAGAAGCGTGACCGGGAGTGGGCTGTAACAAACGAGAAGCGCCTGATCGCCACCCAGGCGCTCGGCATGGCCCTGTCCCTGCTCTATATGCCAACGAGCCGGACGCACCTGATCGACCAGGCGCTTCTCGACGGCGCCCTACAGGTCGCGGAGGCAGCGATCACCCATGCCCACCGCTAAAACAAAGAAGCCGCGGTCCACCCAGAAAAAGGACTGCACCTGCTCCCGATGCGTGGAGCGCTGCCGGACCTACCCGGGCTGGATGTCGGTCGGGGAAGCGGAGGCCGCGATCGCCGCGGGCGCGGGGGGCAGGCTCATGCGTGACTGGCTCGAACCCGACCGCAAGGTGGGCAACACAGAGCGCATCTATGTCCTGTGCCCCGCGGACGTGCTGCGTGAGGGGAAGGACGCACCTGACAACGCCGAGCTGTCCGCAGGCCTCACTTTCCTGTCCATGATGATGGGCGACGTCAACCCCATGGTATGCACCTACCTGACGACCGAGGGCAGGTGCGAGATCCACGACAGCGGGTTCAAGCCCGTCATGTGCCGCACCTCATTCGGCTGCAAACCGAACATCGGGCAGTCCAAACGGGACATCGCGCCCGAGTGGAACACCCCGCGCGGTCGGGCGCTGGTCGCGCGATGGGAGAAGGAGCACAAAAAGTGCTGACACGCGAGTACGGTAACATCGTGTTCCAGTGTGACGGCTGCGACGAGGTTCTGGCGACCAACACCGAGGACTTCACGGTAGCGCAGGAGAAGCTTCGGGCAGAGGGTTGGGCAGCGCGCAAGGTCGGTCCAGATGAGTGGACCCACCGCTGCCCGGGGTGTTGAGACATGGTGTCAGGAGTACGGCCGACCGGAGCACTTCAGGAAAACTTGCTCACAATTTTGTCGCATGACGACGTGAACGGCAAGATCGTCGCCGGGCTCGTCTCACCGGAACTATTTGAGGGTGATTACCGCGTGATCGCGGAACGTTGCCTCGACTTTTGGGAGAAGTGCCGAGAGGCGCCGAAGGCGCATGTCGTCGACCTGGTTGCCGACATCCTGGAGGACCCGAACAATCGCAAGGCCCACACCTACCACCGCATCCTCGCGCAGATGCTCGAGCTCGCGGGGGCTGTCAACACGACCTACGTGCTGGGCGAGATCCGCAAGTTCATCCGGATGCAGCGGCTCAAGCAGGCGATCATGGAGTCGTCGACCAAGTTCGCCGGCCATCAGGAGATGGCGATCGAGGAGGTGGAGAAGATCTGGAACGATATCCTGTCGGCCCGCCAGATCGACCACGAGCCCGGACTGCGCCTGTCCGATACAGCGCGGGTCGTGCAGTACCTGGACGTGCAGTACTCCGAGTTTACAACAGGCATCAAGGTCCTGGACGACAACTTCATCGTGCCCTACCGCGGCTCGCCGTTCCTCTTCATCGCGCCCGCCGGTGCTGGTAAGACCCACGCCGCGGTGCAGGTCGGGACGCAGGCTGTGCTGGATCGCAAGAAGGTGCTGCACGTGTGCCAAGAGATGGCACCGGAGTTGATCGCGCAGCGGTACTACCAGCGCTTATTCGGTGCATCCAAACGTGAGGAAAAAGTCGGGATAACGATCCTGGGTCGCGACAGGTTGGGTCGCCTCGACACACTGCAGCGCGACGAGGTACAGTCGGACTGGACCTTCGCTTCCCCCCATCTCGCCGTCGAACTGGAGGCACACGCGCAGGCGGTCGGCACGCGGCTGAACAACCTAATCATCGTACGCTTCCCTATGCGCACATTGACAGGCGCCAAGCTGCGAGCCTACCTCGACAACCTGGAGGTCGTGGAGCATTTCATCCCGGACCTGGTCATCGTCGAGAACATCGGCCTGATGAAGACGGACCCGGCACGACATCGCATCGACCTCGGCCGCAACTTTGAGGACATCTGCGGGCTGGCGATCGAGCGTTCGCACGCGTTGTGGGCCTCCCATCAGGTGTCGCGTGAGGGTGCCGCGTCTTTGATGACCCGCAGCACCCACGTCGCTGAGGACTGGTCACTGATCCACACGGCCGAGGTAGTGGTGACCTACACAGCAACCGACGCCGAGACGCAGCTCGGCCTTGCACGGCTGTTTATCAACAAGGCGCGCAACGAGAAAGACCACTGGGTAGCCCTGATCACGCAGAACTACGCCATGGGTCAGTTCTGCCTCGACTCTGTCATGATGCCCAAAAAGTACTTCGACTTCCTCGACAAGGCACGGGAGGAGTACGGAGAGGAGAGCAGCGATGGCGACGAGGATAATGGGTAGGTCACGTGACGACGTGATCGAGGTGCTGGCCGCCTCGGCCAACGTACCGACACGACTGCTCACCTTCGACTTCCCTGCCTCGCTTAGGTCGGAGGATGACGACGCCTTCTTTGCGGAGATGCAGAGGCGGATGCAGGCTGTCAAGATTCTGCACGAGCGGGGGCAGCTCAAACTTCGTGGGCAGATAGCGCGTGCTGGGAAGAAGCGCAGGAAGGTCCCGCTGTGAGCCGAATCGTCTACCTGCTGCACTTCGACCCGCCGTTCAAGCATGCGCAGCACTACATCGGCGTTACGCGCAACAGCCTCGCCCGGCGCCTGCGTGACCATCTAACAGGGCGGGGTGCCAATCTCACCAGGCATGCGAAGCGTGCCGGCTGCCTGATGATCCTTACGCGCATCTGGCCCGCGGCGGACTTCGGCCTGGAGGTGCGGTTGAAGAAGCGCGGAGGGGCCTCGCGCATCTGCCCGGTATGCAGGAGAAGGCGGAGGAGGGCCGCTGCGCGGTCGCCGTCACCAGACTGAGGCAGGTGCCTGGATGCTGATACCCAAGGCGGCGGTGCGTCGCTACCTGGAGAGATCGCGGCGTGACTGCCGCGAGTACCTGCGTTTGACTGAGGGGCAGCTCCTGTCGAGGCGCAAGGCCCTGCCTACACGCCCACCCATCTGGAAGCGTCTTCGCCGGCACCAGCGCGCTGGACTGATCGCGATCGCGGAGCTGTTGCGCGTCGCTGTCCACTCCGACACCGGCACCGGCAAGACGATGCTCGCGATCGCCGCCGGCCGCTACTTTCAGGCGATGGGCAAGGCGAAGCGCTGGCTTATCATCGTTCCAAACAAGCCCAACAAGTTCGAATGGGCGCGCGAGGTGGCGAAGCACAGTCCGCGGGCCGGGTGCCTCGTCCTGAAGGGTACGACCGAGCAGAAGTGGGCAGCGCTCGCCGCGACCGAGGCCCTGTTCATCGTCGAGACGGTGGGCGGCCTTGTCCGCATGGTCAGTGCGCTCAAGCCCCTCAAAAAGAAGCGCAAGGTCGTCATGCGCCGGGGCAAGGTCGTTATGAAGCTGCGCCCGGTGGTGTCGCGGGTGCGCAAGCTGGTCGCGGCCGTCGACGGCCTTGTCATCGACGAGTCGACCGAGGTCAAGAACAAGAAGACGCTGCCGTTTCGTATCTGCCGGCAGATCTCCCTGCGCGCCCACGTCGTACTCGGGATGTCGGGAACACCCTTCGGCGACGACCCCGAGGATCTGTGGTCGCAGTTGTACCTGATCGACCTGGGTGAGACGTTAGGTGAGACTCTCGGACTGTTTCGCGCGGCGTTCTTCTCGGAAAAGGAGAACGGGTGGGGTGGCTATGAGTACACCTTTCGTACCAGCAAGAAGGCGGAGCTGCACCGGGTGCTCGCGAACCGGGTGCTGCGCTATCGCGCGAAGGACATCGACCTGCCTCGTGCCACCGAGATCATCAAATACGTGACGCTGCCTCGTGCAGCACGCGGCATATACGACAGGGCGCGCGACGCGCTGATCGCCGCGCGCGGCGACTGGCAGGAGTCGAAGAACCTGTTTCTCCGCATGCGGCAGATCTCCTCGGGCTTCGTCGGGTTCCGCGACGTCGAGACCCGCGAGCGTCAGCTGACGGTGCTCGACGCACAACCCAAGCTAGACCTGATGCTGGCGACGATCGAGACGATCCCGCACGAGTACAAGATCGTGATCTTTCACGAGTACACGTACTCAGGAAACAAGATCGCCGCAGCGCTCGACGACATGAACATCGGCTACGCGCGGTTGTACGGTGGGACGAAGGACGCGGGTGCCGAGCTCGCGCGGTTCGACAAGGACCCTAACTGCAGGGTGCAGATCATCAATAACAAGGCGGGGTCGATGGGCCTCAACCTGCAGGTGGCGCGCTACGTGATGTACTATGAAGCGCCGGTGTCGGTGATAAAGCGCAAGCAGTCGCGCGCGCGCGTTGTGCGGCAGGAGTCCAAGCACGACCGGGTATTCATCTACGACTTTGTTGTTAAAGGCACCGTCGATCAACAAATTTTGGACTCCTACAAATCTTCGGAAGATTTGTTTCGTGCGATCGTGAACGGAAAAGTGGACCTACTGTAAAAACGTCTGTTCAAACGGAAAATCGGGCGTCCGGCGGGAAAGTTGCATGCGACAACCGCCTACGGGCGAAAACGGTCCCTCTAGGGGCCTCCCTGACGCGTCATTCGGGACGCCCATGGATGATTTCGCCTGGAGGAGTACACGCCACCCCTTGCCTCTCCTAGCGGCGTGGCGAGGCATGTTGCATTTTTGCAACAGGTGGCGTTACGGAGGTCGTCTAGGAGAGGCAAGGGGTGGCGTGTGCGGAAATGTGCGGAAAATGCCCGATCTGAGCGTAACGCCACCCCTTGCCTCTCCTTCGCCGGAAAAACCGCAACCTGGGGGAGGCCTGGGGAGGGTTTTCGGGGGCCCCATGGATGATTGCATGCAGCGCACGGCACGCCACCCCTTGCCCACCCAGGGCGCCGTGGCGAGGCACAGCGAGGCGTGCCTGCGGACGCCGACATGTGCCGACATGCGGGGGTCCTGATCTGGCATACGTACTATCCCGTAAGGGATGACCCTGTCGATCGGCGATTTACATTAGTATAGTTGGCGTTATGATGACTTTGCCTGTCGCGCAGGCAAGCGCCCCGCAACGGCCCCCTAACAGGGGCCGCGCTCCCCGGAGCCCCCTGTGCGACAGCGAAGGCCCGGTGGCGGGCCCCAGCCTCGAAATTGGGACATCCCGCCTCCGCAGCCCCACCGGCAGAACTCCTGCGAGCGCCCATCAGCGGCCGAGGTAGCAGGAGTGAACCCCCGGCAGGTCGAGGGACAAGCGGAGTCCCGCGCATTGCCTCATCTGTAGGCATGCCTGAAACAGGCGCACAGGACTCCGTGGGTGGCAGCACCCGGCCCCGCGGCAAGCGCATGTGTGCGACATGCGCGAATCCCGATCGCGAAATTTCTCTCCCAATTACGCATTGCAAGTCGATGCAACGTGCGGCGCAAATGCCTGCGCGCTGCATCAGCGTGCAATGATGGCACGACGGAGAGATCAAAATGAACATCCTCGAGTACACCGAAAAACACACGACCGATACCCCCTTCGGCAAGGCGGTCATTCATCAGATCGACAGCCTGCCTCGAACCGAACGCAAGTCGCTCCAAGAGTTGCCGCACGACTCGGAATGTGGCAAAGACTGCACAAAGGCGATCGACAAAGCCGCGGAGTTCGCGGCTGCTTGCGATCCGTCGTCACACGCTGACATCGCGAAGGCCCTGCTCAATACGATCGAGGTCTTTTGGTTCGGCTGAGTCGAAACGCCGCAGAGTAAGCGGCGTCGTGTCGGGGTGTCCTCCCGACGCCTGATGATGACAGGACAAAAGTCCCGGAGAGATCAAAATGAACGCAGATCGCGCCACCATCGAGTTCCGCCGCGCTGGCCTCAACGCTTACCGCGAGGTTCACGAGCGCTGGGGTGACGTCGTGATCGTCAGCACGGTCGACCTGAAAGGGCGGACCCTGCTGCAGGTCTACGGCAACGAGGTGCGCTTGGATCTGTTCGAGCAGACCATGCGCACGATGCACTGAGGGGGCAAACATGGCAATCTCAAAGAGAATGACCAGGGACCTGCGCCGCGTGTTGGCGCAATGCCTTGCCAATGCACCGCGGCAGGCGCTCGCCGAGCTGACGCATATCATCGCCGAGCACGACCGCTTGGTGTACAGTTCTACGCCTGTCGAGTTGCGGCATTACCTGGAGGCGTTCAGCTGTGGTGAGTCGGCGTTTGATGCGTTGCGTCAAATCGTTAAGTCGAAACACTGAGGGGGAGGCGGACATGCTTCTCAAGCAGGTCTTCAAATCCCTCGCCGGTGCGCAGAGGCGCGCAGCCTTTGAGAATGCGCACTCCGCCAACTATCGGTTCCTTGTCACCCGCTGCATCGGCGGCGTACCCGACGAGAAGGACTTCGACTTCCAGCAAAAGTACGACTACCGCATCGAGAAAAAGTCGAAACGCCGCGGGTAGCGGCGTCGCGCGGACCTGACCCGCCGCGCCTGATGATGACAAGTCAAGGAGAGATCAAAATGAACATCCAAGACGTCAAGACCGAGCAGGTCATGAGCGTGTACGCTGGCCGGGCCGGCAAGTGCTGCTGCGGATGTGCTGGCAAGCACTCCTACAACTCCGCGCACGTCGAGGTCGCCAGCAAGTACCGCGGGTACGAGGTGACACCCGACGACGTCGACGACCGCATGGTCCTGCGTGTGCTGCGCTTGGTGCAGAGCGTGCAGGCCGCCGGCCCGCTGCTCGACGACGGTCCCGACATATATTCCGCCGAGATCGGCAAGACCCTCTACATCGTGCGCATGCTGCCGCAGGAGTCGAAACAGTGCGCCTAGCGCACTGTCGGCCGGAGTTGAGCTACCGGTCCTGATGATGACAGCTCGTTTCCCCGGAGAGAACCAAATGACGGTAAAACAAAAGCAGAAGACCGAGTTCGAGCAGTTGCTCGCACGCCTGCAGAAGGCCGCGGAGCGCCCCACCGCCTTGGGCTGCGGTCCCGGCGTGAACAACATCGGCGACCTGCGCGAGGTGTGTAAACTGCTCACCGACGCTTGCCTCATTTTGGAGGTCTAAAGGCCGAAACCGGGCATAGAGCCCGGTCGCGCGGAGCTGATCGACCGCGCCTGACGAGGCTGATCAAAAAGAACCGGAGAGAACCAAATGAAATTGTGTCAACGGGACGTCGTACTGTGCGCTATGGCGAAGTCCGTCTTGGCGGGAGTCGCCCTGTCGGACTGGAACGTTGGTAACGCGCGCGAGGTCATCGACGCGTGCATGGGGCATGTCGAGTCGCGCGAGCTGATCGACGAGTTCTGGCGGTCAACCAAGCAGGGTTACTTCATCAACCTCAACCTTGATCGCCTGCTGTATGCAGGCAGCGCGCAGATCGCTGGTGCTACGATGGCAGAGCGCCACGCATTGGCGCAGGACGAGGCGTGGATCGGTCTCGGTGATGACAAGCCCGAGCATGTGCACCACCTGCACGTCAGGTTCCTGCGGCTGATCGGAGCCGAGGACTTGTTGCCGCTCGCCGAGAAGGTCTACCAGACAAACAAGGCGATCGTGGCGATCCTCTGAAGATGTCGAAACGCCGCGGGTAGCGGCGTCGTGCACACGTGGCCCCGCGCACCTGATGATGACAGGCCAGGAGAGAACAGATGCAAACGCGAACGATGATGGACGAGGTTGCCGACGCGGTCGCCGACCTGGAGTTGGGTGAAAAGCAGGCGCGGCGGCTGCAGGAAGTGATGCAGCTCTTCCAGGCGCGCGCCGGGCGCTCGCTGTCCCAGTGCAGGGCGATGCCCGGTTTTCGCAAGTTGTGGGACGGGCTCGAGGAGGCGTGCCGGTTCGCTCTCGGACCGGCCGACATGACCAATGAAGGAAGCGGCACCGTCACGGACTGGGCCATATGCAACACAATGAGTGAAGCTCAGGCTCTTCTGTCGAAACAGGTCCAGCGTGGCGTTGACGTGAAAGAAAAGACCCAGTTCGAGGTGTCGGCCGCCTGGATGAAGTCCTGCGGACTCGGCAGCGAGGCGAAGGTGTTCCCAGTGCTGCGTACGCAGCACT